ACCCGGGCGTGGCCGGACGGTGACGAGCCGGTCGCGACGTTCCTCGACCCGATCGACGCGGCGTTCGCGGTGTCAGCGGTCAACGACGAGCTGCACCGAGAAGGCGCCGAGCAGGCGGGCGGTGAGCTGGACGACGACCTGGAGCCCTCGGACCCCGGGCTGCCCGACATCCCGCCCGACGTGACGCGTCGGTGGCTGCGCGAGCGAGACGAGGCCCGTGCCGAGGTTCGCCGTCTGCGCGCCGAGCAGGCGGCCCGCCCCGCAGGAGACGAGCCGCGGCCGCTGACGATCCTGACGGCCTGCGTGGACCAGTGCGAGCGCATCGTGGACATGTACGCGCACCTGCGGCTCGATACCGCCGAGGACCAGCAGCTGCACGAGCGGGCGACGACGACGGCCCGGACGGCGATCGCGCAGGCCCGTGACTTAGTCGAGCGCGTGCGGGCAGCAGCCGCGCACGTCGGGCAGCGGGACGGCGGGGCAGCCCTGATCGCAGCCGAACGCCAGCGGCAGGTGTCAGCCGAGGGTTGGACGCCCGAGCACGACGCCGGGCACGTCGGTGACGACCTGGCCGTCGCGGCGTGCTGCTACGCGTTGCCGAACACGATGCGCCGCTGGAAGACGGTCAGGCAGGGTCCTGGCCGGGACGGGCGCTCCGAACTGCGCAGCTACTCGGTGCCGACCCTGTGGCCGTGGGAAGGCCGCGCGTGGAAGCCGTCGGTCGACGACCGCGTGCGCGAGCTGGTCAAGGCGGGCGCTCTCATCGCCGCTGAGATTGACCGGCTGAACGGCACCGAGCGGCACGGCGGGGCAGCAGGAGACGACACCGCGCCGTGCCGGTGCGGCCACCCGCGCTACATGCACCTCAACGGCGGCGACTGGTGCAAGGGCGGCGGCTGGCACGACCGCAACGCCCCAGCCTGCGGCTGCCAGGGTTTCGCGGCTGCTGCCCCCCTGCCGCACGGGCACTTCCCGAACCCGAAGCCTGGCACCTACGAGGCGAACACCGGCGCCCGAGGCTTCACGGCTGCTGCCCCCCGGGCTGGCGCCGACACCGCCCCGGTGTCGCGTGACGCGAAGGCTGACGCCATCCAGACCGCCGAGGCGTGGCGGATGCGCGGCGCGCAGTCGATCATCTCCGGGGACCAGAATGTCACCGAGCTGGAGACCGAGCTGGCCCGCGCCCGAGCCCGGATCCGGGAGCTGGGCGCCGACCTGAGCCTGGCCAAGGACGCGCTGCGCAAGCACGAGGCCACCCGCACCCTCGGCGGCCCGGTCACCGGCAGTCGAGTCCCCGACGACGCCTGGAAGAACGCGCCCTCCGCGGGGCCCGTCCAGCACGACTACAGCGGATCCATCGACGAGACAGGAGGCCAGCCGTGACCGACCGAGACGAAGCGCTCCGGCGGCTCAACGAGCGCGCGAACGGCGGCGACCCCGGCTTCCGGGTCATCGACGCCTGGCACGTCGAGGCGGAGCTGGCCGCGCTGCGCGACGAGGTCGAGATCCTCCGGCGCAGCGCACCTGAGTCCGATGACTCCGAGGAGGGCCTGGAGATCTTCGCGACCGGCCCGCTGGACCTCTACGAGCTGTCCCTGGCTCGCCGCTACGAGGTTCCGCTGCCGACGTCGGCGGGCGAGGACGGGATGGATTACGCCCGCGCCCGCCGCGACATCCGGGACGTGCTCATCGCCTCCGTGTACCCCACCGGCGACACCCCGGTGGGCGACGAGTGACCGCCTGGGTGCTGGCGTCGGCCGGGTCCCTGGCGTTCGGGATCGCGTTCTGCGCCGGGACGGCCTGGCTGTTCCGGGTGGCCGACGAACGCGAGCGGGCCCGCCAACCACACGACGAGGAGGCCTGACCCATGGACCAGAGTAGGTCCGGTGCTGACCGTGGAGGGCTTCGTGTGGACGCTGCTGGCGATCGTTCTCATCCCGGCGATGAGCACTGCGGCGGCGGTGCTGCTGGTGGTGGCGGCGAGCGAGGCGTGGACCCGGTGGAGGACGCGCCGCGCCGGGAGTGGCGCGACGTTCGCCCGCTACGAGCGGCCCTGTCCCGCAACCGTGGAGGACACTCTCCCGTCGACGCGATCGTCGACCTGATCGACAGCCTGCCGGAGATGCGCTGCCCCGACTGGGAGGCCCAGTGATCGCACATTGTGCTACCGTTAAACCGTAACGACCGAGGGCACGCCGCCTGACTCAGGCAGTCCACTCTCGACTACAGCCACCCGAAAGGTCCACCATGTCCCGCACCATCGGCATCCTCGTCGCGGCACTCGCCGTGGTGATCGCCCTGTTCTTCCTGTTCGCCCCCTACTACTCCACCCAGCTGTGGTGGTTCTTCCGGCTGAACTGGTTCTGGTTCGTCCCGATCGTGCTGGTGGTCCTCGCCGGGCTGGCGGCAGCGTGGGCCTTCGACGAGCGCAACGGCCTTGGCGGGCCGCTCGCGCTGGTCACCGTCGCCGGGGTACTGGCCTGCGCAGCCTGGTTCTTCGCCTACAACTATGTGCAGGCCAGCTACTACGCCGACACCGTCCAGGTGACCGAGGACCCGCTCCCGACGCAGGCCGTGCGGCCGCCGTTCACGGTCAGCCAGGCGCAGGTCCGCTCGAACCTCGGTGACGTCCCCGGCGACACCCAGACCACCATGTACGTGCCGGAAGACTCCACGTTCTCCACCCTGGTCGAGCGCCGCGGCATGTTCACCGGCTACCAGACGCTGCTGGAGCAGAAGGCCACCACCACCGGCCGCCTGGACCCGGCCCGGTGCGACTTCGCCCCACAGGCCGACCGCCGCCTTGACGGCGTCCTCAGCCACTCCCTGGAGCGGGCGATCAACACCGAGCAGCGGTGGGTGAACTGGTCCTACGACGACGCCTACGGCTGGTGCGACCCGCAGGGCACCCCGTACGTGGTGGTGCCGCTGGTGGAGCAGGACGGGTTCTGGGTGGTCACCGAGAAGCCCGCCGGGGTGGCGCTGTACAACGGGAAGTCCGGCGAGCTGACTATCTCCCCCGACGGCCGCACCCCCGACGGCCGGGTCATTCCCGGCCCCACCTACCCGCTGTCGCTGGCCGCCGAGCAGCGCGCCAGCACCGAGGCGATGGGCTCCTACTTCGACTACGTGTTCGGCCGGGTCGGCTGGGAGCTGCCCGACGAGGCCGACGCCATCAACTCGTCGGCGTCCTCGGAGTTCGTGCTCGGCGGGGCCGACGGCCCGAACTTCGTCACCCCGCTGTCCGGGCGCGGCTCGGCCACCGCGATCTCCGCGATCTCCTCGGTCGACGCCCACAACACCGGCGCGCTGAACAAGGTCGTCATCCACAAGCTGGGTACGCAGGCGCACCCGGTGTGGCAGTCCCCCACCGCGATCACCGACAACCTGCGGGCCACCTTCGGCGACGTGTTCGTCACCAACCCCGGCGCGGAGCTGTCCGAGCTGGCGCCGACCACCTCCGACACGTTCGTCGCGACCCTCGGCCGCCCGCAGAACATCGTCTACCGCATCACCGGGCGGGGGGACCTGTCCCAGCCGATGTGCCTGGTCGGCCTGGACGGCGCCACGATCCGCTGCGGCGGCACCGGCCAGTCCGGGGTGGCGACCAGCCAGCTCGGCGGCGCACAGCCCGCCCCGGCCGCCGCGAACAGCGACCTGGCGAAGTTGACGCCCGAGCAGCTCGCGGACCTGTCCCGGCGGGCGAACGAGGAGCTGCTGCGCCAGCTGAAGGCCGGGGGCTGATGCGTACCCCCGCGGGCGCGGTCGTTGGGCTGGCCGTGCTGCTCCTGCTGATCGCCGTGGTGTGGGTGGCGGTGCTGGTTATCCAGCACCGCCCCACCCGGGGCTCCACCGGGCCGAGCTGGTTCGAGAGGTGGACGGCCCACTGGCGGTTCCAGCGCAGGAAGGCCGCCCGCTGGCGGCCCTACCGCCGCTGCGACCCGGCCACCGGCGACTGGTCGATCGGCATCGAGCTGGCCGACGGTGACGAGATCTTCGAGACCCACCGGATGTTCCTGTACCGGGGCGTCGAGGCCAACTCGACTCTCACCCAGCGGGCGATGCTCCAGTCTGAGGTCGAGGCGTTCGAGCGGGCCACAGCAGTGAACGCAGCCCTGGGGGAGGGGTCGTGACCGGCGAGCTACTGCACAAGGACACCGTCGCGACGATCCGTGAGTCCCTGACCTTCATGCCGCCGTCCTCGATCCGGGCCCGGCTGCGGTCGTGCGCGGACCGGCTGGAGACTGACGCCGAGCGCGAGCGCGAGGCACTGGCCGCCGCCGACGAGATGGCGGATGCGGCGGAGGAGTTCATGGCGATCTGTCGCCAGTGGGGGTTCCGCCCGCCGGACAAGATCCAGCGGACGGTCGCGGCGTGGCGGGAGTTCGGATGACCAGGTACCTGTTCACGGTCGGCGCGTGGGTCCGGGTCCCGGGGGAGTGGGACGAGGACTACATGTGGGAGATCGTGTATCGCGGCTCGAACCCGTTCGTCGCGCTCCGCCGGGCGGTGCAGGCGAAGCGCACCAGCGGCTGCGTCCGATTCGAGTGGCGATGACCTTCGACTGGCCGATGATCGTCGTCCGGTGCGAGGCGCTGGCCCGCGCCTACAACGACCCCTGCGACGACGCCTCCGATACGGTGCTCGGTTCGCTGCTGGGCAGGCTGCTGGCGGCGCTCCCCGCCGAGACGCAGGTCGAGTGGCGGGTGCGTTGCACCGCGCTCAACGGGCGGGCCTTCATCGACATCGCCTCCGACGAGCAGGACGCTCGACGTCACGCCCGCCGGGTGCAGCGCTGGGGCTGGACCGACGTGCGCGTCGAGCGCCGGACGGTATCCAGCGTCGAGACAGCCTGGGAGGCGTCCCCGTGACAGGCCTGGTGCCGACTACAGTGGAGTTACCAGATGGCGGTTCCGACCAGGTGAGGCAGGCTATGCCGAAGCATCTCCCCCCGGCCCCCGGCGAGCCGGACCCCGAAGCCCGGCGGATCATCGAGCTGATCTACGGCTACCTCCACGCCGACCGCGACCCGATCGCCGTCGCCGCCGGGCTGCGGCACATCTACTACTGGGCCGAGGTCTACTCCGACGAGGCGATCGAGCAGGCGAAGACCGCCACCGACCCGGACACCGGGCGGCCGTACACGTTCGACCGGATCCGGGAAGCCACCGGCTTCGTGATCAGCACGGCGCAGGGCCGGATCGCGATGGCCCGCCGCCGCCGGAGGGGCGCGGCATGACTGTCGACGCCGCCTGCGAGTCGATCATCGCAGGCTTCAAGGTGATGTTCCTGATCATCCTGCCCATGCTGGGTCTCGCCCGGCTGATGGAGCTGTACCTGACGAGGCGGAAGGTCCGCGACGAGAAGACGGCGCTCGACGTCACTACCGAGCTGCGCGCCTGGCAGTCCGAGGTGGCCGTCCGACAGCACCGGTTGCGGAGCCCCGGCTGCGCCTGCGGTCGATGCCAGGAGTGGTCCAGTGTTCGGTCGCCATCACCCCCGGACATCCTGCCGGACTCCCGCGTGCTGACGATCGAGCCCCGCGACGAGAGCGACCCGTTCGGCACCTGCCCGAAGTGCAAGCTGGCCGGGACTCACGGCCTGGCGCCGGTGGAGGCCAACGCCGGGTGGACCCGGATGACGCACCCCGTGCTGCAGCGCACCATCGACGTTGCGAAGTCCGCGGTGCCGGAGCACACGCGGTCCGGCTGGGTCGAGGTGGGAGCGTGGGCGGCACAGCGCACCTGCGTGTTCTGCGGCCACCGCTGGAGGACCAGCCCGGCACCGGCAGGCCCGATCGTCGGTGCCCCGGACCGGCCGCAGGCCTTGGATCGGCCACAGTCGGAGTCGACGTGTCGGACGTGCGGGGCGGAAGGGCTCTGGGCCTACTCGTGCTACTCCCCGCCGTCGGGCCACGAGATCGTCCCGGACCCGGCGATCGGCGGCTTCCGGCTGCGTTGCCCGAAGGTGCGACGGGCCGAGGAGTGCCAGGCTCGGGCGGCCGAACTGACGGCGAAGACGGAGCAGGCCGACGAGACCCTGACTAAGCTGAGCCAGCGCCTGCTCGACGAGCAGGCCGTGCGAGACCTCATCGGGCCGGGCGACTCCTAGAGCTGGGCGCCGGAGCGGCGGAGATCGCGCAGGAGGTTGTCGCGCCAGCGGTGGTCGCCGGGGGAGCAGGGGGCGAACACGGGGCGCTGGGTCTTGTCCGGTGGGAGACAGCGCCAGTGTCCGCCCTTGGTTCGGCGGCACCGCCAGCGTTGACGGCGCAGCCGCTCTATCAGCTGGTTCATCTCGCGGGTGTACCCGTTGCTCATACCTCAGTGTCCCACAAAGGTGGCCGGGGTGGGGTCACGAACGCAGCAGATCGAGCAACAGATCCCCGGACACCGCCACCCGCCGCAGCACCTCGAACGCCGCCGTGTACACGGCCACATCCTCCGGGAGGGTGAGCCGCTGCTCGCCGGTCAACGTCTCCACCTCCGCGATCTCGTCGTCGACGACCACGAACCCCGACAGCGGCAGCACCGGCGACGGCCGCGAGAACGGCAGCACCGCCACCTCCACGTTGTCCAGCTCCGCCGCCATCGCCAGCCGGTCCAGCTGCGACCGCTGCAGCTGCGCCGACCCGAACCGCACCCGCAGCGCCGCCTCCCCCAGCACGAACTGGAACCGGGTGACCCCCGAGTACAGCGACGCCTGCTGGCGCCGGGCCCGCGCCGCCGCCATGTCCGCCACCTGCTCCGCGTCCACCCCCAACGCCGCCGGGGCCGTCGCCAGCGCCGCCCGGGTGTAGCCGGGGATCTGCAGCAGCCCCGGCACCAGCGACGGCTGGTACTCCCGCACCAGCTCCGCCGCGGCGTCCCGGGCGACGATCTCGTCCTGCACCTGGGCTGCCTGCCCCGACGTCCACGCCTCCGCCCACGCCCGGTACCCGAGCCGGGCGTCCGCCGCGAGCCGGTCCAGCTCCTCACTGTCGGCCAGCCCCGCACCGGTCACCAGCACCCACTGCCGCAGGTCCTCCGGCGACGGCAGCTGCGTGCCCCGTTCCAGCTTCGACACCCGGGTCTGAGTCCAGCCCACCGCCTCGCCGAGCGCGGTCTGCGACACCCCGCCCCGCACTCGCAGCGCGCGCAGCGCCGCCCCCAGCCGACGGCGCGTCGGCGACACCCCGTTCACCGGCGGACGCTCAACGCCCGCGCGGACAGCTGCGGGCGGGCCGCCAGGAAGACCTCCAGCGGCGTCGACTGCCGGATCGAGGCCAGCACCCACGGGTGCGTCTCACGCCGCCAGCCGCGCGCGGTCACCCCGAACAGCTGCCCGTCTCGGGAGTAGGCGACGTCGTAGCGGGAGCCGTCGATCACCCAGAAGTCGAACCGGGGCACCCTGTCCGGCCAGCCCCGGCTGGCGTCGGCGATCCGGATCCGTTCCCCGGCCGCCGCGTTCGGGGGGTACGCCCAACACAGCTCGAACTGCAGGTACGGCGACAGCGGCTCGGTGACCACGTGCACCCGCTGGAACAGCACCCCGGCCGCGACCTTCGCCCGGAGCATGGCCTCCCACTCGTCCTGCTCGGGGCAGGCGGGCGGCCACCAGTCGCCGCGGGTGAACGCCCGCAGCCAGGCCTGCTCGGACGGCTCCCGATACTCCGGCAGCGTCTCCAGCCGGAACACCGCCTGCCGGGCACCGCGCAGGATCCGCTCGAACTCCCGGCTGGTGATCAGCTGTTCTGCTCCGCTCGCCACTGGTCCACCGCTTCGGCCAACACGTCCATGTTCCGGAAGGTCACGCCACGCTCGCCGCGCAGCCGGTGCGGTACCCGCAGCCGGGTCCGCCAGCTCAGCCGGTTCGACCACACCACCACCGCCCCCGAGGCGTCGTCGACGAACACCGACGGGCAGCCGGACCGCCCCGACGACGGGTCCTTCGCCAGCAACCTCAACCGCCCACCGCTTCGCATACCGACCTCCACCGCACGGATCCACGTCACTACTGACTGCACATGACATGATGGCCCACTCCACGACCCGTCGGCGACTAGTCGCATCCTAAACCCTGCCCAGGCTGGTCCTAGTGATGGCCCAGTCTCGCCCTAGTGCTACCGTTGGTACACGGGGTCGGGCGGTGCGGACCGACCTGGCCGTCCGACCCCGTCCCAACCTATGGGGGTTCCGATGAGCAGCGACGCGACCACGGCGGTGGGCCTGACGCACCCGGAGTGGTGCGACCCGCGCGAGCACTGGGCCTGGACCCCCGACGACCACGATCACCGCGACGAGCCCACGGTCATCGAGCTGCCGATCGGCTCGCTCACCACGCAGCGGACCCAGTTCGAGAACCCGGTGGTGCAGGACTCGGACCACGAGCACCTCCGGCTTGTCGCCAACGACGGGGAGGTCACCGCCTCGGTGGACCTGCACCTCGGCGACCTGGACACGCTGATCGCGGACCTGATCGAACGACGAGCCATGATCCGGGGGTACTGATGAACCGCTGCTCCACCTGCCAGCGGGAGATCCCGCCCGACCAGACCACCTGCGGGAACCTGGTCTGCCTGCGCGGGGGCCGCTGATGGCCACCCAGCCGGACCTGTTCAAGATCCCGAACATCGCCAAGATCGTCGCCACCGCCCTGGACGAGTACGTCCCGCCGGACACCCCGATGGGCGATACCACCCGCGACATCGTCCAGGAGCAGGCAGTTCAGCTGCGTGCCTTCCATGGCATCCCGGAGCCGACCCGCGACCGGAACGGCCACGACCCGCACCGGTTCGGCATCGCCGACCTGTCCGAGGCGTAGTCATGCAGTGCCCGACGTGCGAGGGGACGCGCTACGTCGGCGACGAGCTGTGCCGGAAGTGTGGAGGGCGCGGCCAGGTCGCCGACCGACCCCGCCTCGCCATGCTCAACGCCTGGCTCGACGCGGCCCGGCCGTGGCAGGAGCACGTCCTGCGCTACGCCTGCACGATCATCCTGGTGTGGTCGGCGTGGGCGTTCTGCGCCGGGCTCGGCGAGGACAGCGGCTCCACCTCGGTGGGGCTGCTGTTCGCGGTGCTGTTCTCCGCCGTCCCGTCGGGCTGGTTGTGGGGCCGCGAGGTCCACGAGGCCCGGATGCGCCACGAGCGCGACCAGAAGACCCCCGGTTCCACTCACTGGATCGCCACCCAGGAGTCCACGAGCGAGACCACGCCGCGGCAGCGGGATCAGCCGCTCAACCAGGGCGAGTCGTGGCGCCCGCAGCAGCAGCGGGGTCGCGGCCCGGAGTCGTTCGGCTACGACATGCCCGGCTGGGAACAGCAGGCCGCCGCCGCCGACAACAGCGACAACGACGACTGACTCCGGCACGAAGGGAGAAGGGAGGTGTCCGAAGGTCCCGACGATGAGCGGCGCCCGGGAAACGGACACAAGGGCGCCGAGCGGCCGAAGCTGATCGGGCAGGCGTGGCGGCTGGCCGTCCAGTACGGCTACACCTACCCGCAGATCGCTCGGGAACTCGGGGTCAGCGTCCCCACCGCGAAGGAGTACGTGAGGCTCGGCCACGAGGCCGGAGACCACGTGCACCTGATCGACATCGCGAAGCGCCGGGAGATGTCGGTGGCCGCCCTGGACTACTGGAAGGGCGAGATCACCACCCGCTACATGGCGCGGGCGTTGCCGCTGGAGAAGGCGTTCCCGCTGTGGAAGCTGGCCGACGACGCGCAAGCCCTGCGGCTCGGGCTCAACGCTCCGATCAAGACCCAGAACGTGCCGGAGGAGCCGGAGATCTCCCCCGAGGTGCTGCAGGAGATGCGGGAGGTCCGGCGGCTGGTGTGGCAGGAGCAGCAGGAGATCGAGAGGAGGGCGGGCGATGGCAGCGGCAATGGCGGACTCCCCTGACACGCTCATCGTCCCGCGCGGGTTCAACGCGGACGCGTTGATCGCCCCGATGAACGTCGCCTCCGCCAGCCGCGACCCGCGGATCGGGCACCCGGCGGTGCGCCGCCAGGTCACTCGCGACTCCCCCGTCCGGTTCGCCCTGATGTACCTGCCGCACCTGCTGCGCTCCCGGGAGACCGGCTGGCAGATGTCGCTGAACTGGCTGCACCTGAAGATGGCCCACGACGCCAGCATGTGGGCGGCGAAGAAGGCGCTGGTCCGGCGCTGGCGCCGCGGCTACATCGGACCCCGCGACGTCGGGAAGTCGCTCTGGGGCTTCGAGATCGACCCGCTGTGGGCGCTGGCGCACGAGCACCGCAACTTCTTCATGGCGTTCTCGAACAACGGCAAGCAGGCCCGCAGGCACCTGGCGAACATCCGCCGAGAGCTGGAGACCAACGAGCTACTCCTGGGCGACTTCCCGCACCTGCGCCCGAAGCGCCGCCGCGGCTGGTCCGACACCGACGTGGAGGTCAACCGGGGCCCGGTGACATTCGCGGCCGTCGGGATCGACGAGCAGTCCCAGGGGATCCGCCGCGATCACGACCGGCCGCAGATCCTGTGGGGCGACGACCTGGAGCCGGACGCCGCCCGCTACTCCCCGAAGAAGGTCAAGGCCCGGCTCGACACCCTGATCAACTCAGTGTTCGGGATGAACCCGGAGGCCGCGATCGGCCTGACCGGCTACACCACGATGCGCGGAACGATCATCCACCAGATGGTGCAGCACGCCCTGGGGGAGAAGACCGCGGACTGGATCGTCGAGCAGGGCTTCGCCGACAACATCCACTACTTCCCGCCGGTCATCGAGCACCGGGACGGGACCCGTGAGTCGCTATGGGGGGTCAAGTGGTCGCTGGGCTACCTGGACTCGATGTACGGCACCCGCTACTACGCGCTGAACTTCCTGAACAACCCGGCGGCCGAAGTGTCTGGTAGCACCTGGTGGACCCGGTCGCTGATCCGCTGGAACCCGGACGCCGAGGTGCAACGCCCGATCATGTGGGTGGACCCGGCGGTGTCCAATAAGGAGGACTCCGACTACACCGCCATCACGATCGCGGCGCTGACCATGGACTACCGCAAGGTCGTCATCGCCTACTGCCGCGGGTTCCGCTGCAGCCCCGAGGAACGCAAGCGCAAGATCCACGCGCTAGCGCGGGAGTGGGGGGTGCGCGAGGTGTTCGTCGAGGTCAACCAGGGCGGCGACCTGTGGCCCGCGCTGCTCGGCCCGATGCCGCCCGGCGTGACCCTGGAGGTGGAGACCGCGACCCGTCCGAAGGAGGTGCGGATCGAGGAGTTCCTGCACGCGTACGAGAAGCGCGAGGTCGAGCACCTCGGCCCGCTGCCCGACCTGGAGGACCAGCAGGTCGGCTACCCGGACGCCTCGGTGCACGACGACCTGATCGACTCCGGAGCCGGAGCGACCGACAAGCTGCTGTCGCGACGTGCGCGACGGTAGCCCCACCTGGTACCGTTAAACCGGTAATCACGAGGAGAGGGGAAGGCCCACCATGGGAGACCTGCGCAAGGACAGGACGAAGAAGCAGGGGCTGCTCAGCAAGAGCTACGGCCGCAGCGACGGCCTGAAGGCCAGCGGGAGGGTGCCCACCCGGGACACCGGCCGGGCGGCTGGCGGGATCACCCGCAGGACCCAGTCGCCGAAGAAGATGGGACCGCGGTTCTGATGGGCTGGCCGATTCTGCCCCACCCCCACACCTGCACCCGAGACGAGCAGCAGCAGTGCGGCGGGGTCTGGTACTGGTTCTGCCGCTGTGGCGCACGCCTGGGGCGTGCCTGATGGCCCGCCGTCCCACCTGGAAGGACCAGAAGGGCTCCGGCCACGAGGGCGTCAAGCGCCCCGACGGCCAGGGTCCCGACATGCACCCGGTCCCGGACTGTCCCCACAAGAAGGCCGCGAAGGGGCGCAGGCGGTAGCTACATCTGCTACCGTTAAACCGGTAACCACGGAGAGAGGAAGGCCCACCTCATGGCGAAGAAGCTCACCGAGGCCGAGAAGATCGCGCTGCGCGACCGGCATCACCGCGACCAGATCAGCACGGTGTCCCCGCAGGGCCTGCGCAAGCTGCAGGCGAAGCGGGAACCCGACGGCAGCTACCTGTACGACCGGCGCCAGCGCAGGGAGTACCTCCGCCGCGCCGAGCGGCTGGAGCGCGAGAGCGGGCAGCGCTGATGACCGACGAGCCCTGCCGTGTACACGGCATCCGCCGCTGCACGATCTGCCTGCGCCCGACCCGGAGGTCCTGATGGCTAGGTCCTGTCCGATCTCCGGCTGCGGCCGGACTGACGACCACAGTCACCCGCAGTCCGAGTATCTCGCCGAGTACCGGCGGCTGACCAGCAGTCAGATCAGCGACACCCGTCGTCGTCACAACACTCCGAGGCGGTGACCGATGAGCAAGGGGTGCAACTGCGGGGCCGAGGACTGGGAGAAGGACTCGAACGGGAACTGGGTCTGCGGATCGTGTGGAACGGGGAGGCTGTGATGACCCCCCACGTCTCCCCGATCTGTGCCTGCGGCAGGCGAGCCGTCCTCTACCTGGACGAATGGACGCCGCGGTGCGCCTGGCATTACGAGGTCTCGCCGGGCGGCAGCACCCTGGACTGGGACCGCGAGCACCACCGGTGGTGGAAGACGGCCGAGGCCGGATCTATCGCCGCATGTCTCGCGCTCACGTTGATCGGGGGGCTGCTGACCTTCGTGGTCGGGATCCCGGGTGCGGCGAACATGTTCGTCGGCGGCCTGATCGCGACGATCGTCGTCAGCGCCATTCTCGGCCTCGTGAGACTGATCAGCTGAGTCCTTGGGACTTGGAACCTCTCACGGAACACGAAAAAGGGCCGCCCTTCCCCGGGGACGTGGGGAAGGGCGGCTCTCTCTCCGGAGGAGTGGAACTCCGAAGCTACTGCTGCTGGCGGATCCGGCGGCGCCGTTCCAGCTCGACCCGGACCTGCTCGGCGACCGCCTGCTGCAGGAACTCGTCGACGACCTCGGCGACCGTCTCCCGCAGGCCGCCCTTCAGCGGCGACACCCGGGCCCGGGTCATCACCGTCACCACCGCGGACACCAGCAGACCGGCGCCGGTCACGAGCAGCTGGATCGTCTGGTCGTCCAGGGTGATCCACCCGGCGGTGACCATCGCCCCGATCAGCACGGTGACGACCTGCCCGATCACCACCGGCTCGCCGGTGGCGGTGGGCCGCGGCGCCGGGGCGGGGTCCTCGTAGTCGTCGTACTCCGGCTCGTAGCGGACCGGCTGGCTGCCGCGGCCCCAGTCGCTCCTGCCCGCGTGGGTCATCGTGTCCCCTCCTGACGGTCCAGCCAGGCCTGCGCGCGCTCCACGAACGCGGCGAGGTCGGCGGCGAACAGGTCGTCCTCCGACGGCGCCGGAGGCGGTGGCGGGGCAGGCGGGGCGGGCAGGCTCGGGAACGGGGTGTCGGTGAGCGCCTCGTAGTCGTAGGCCAGCGCGTCCAGGTCGACACCGTCGAGGAACACCCGCTGCCCGAGCAGCTCCGGCCAGATCACCACCCACGCCTCGTCGAGCTGGCGGGCGAAGAACTCGTCGGTGCACGGCTGCACCTGACCCCAGGTGATCACCGAGATGTCCGGCTGGCCCCGCTCGACCATGCCGGTGTAGGCCCCGGCCATCACCGCGTGCCCGCCCCACGCCCGCGACCGGCGCACGTAGTCCCACGGCTGGCCGGTGGCGAACTGCTCGTCCTGGGCGGCGTCGAGGTCCAGCCCGCACAGCACCGACCCGAACAGGGCGATCGCGGCGTGCACCTCCTCGAAGCTGTCCGGGTCGACCGCGGCGTAGGCGAGCGGCTTCTGCCCGGCGATCCCGTTCTTCAGCAGCGCGGACAGCAGGTCCGCCATCACCACCCCGTTGTCGTCGGCGCCGGTGGCCGGGTCGAAGCCGGGGTTGAGCAGCTGGTAGAGCCGGAACACGTCGGTGTCGGTGGGCGGGAACCCGTGGTCGGTGAGGTACTCGGCGACCTGGGCGCGCTGGTGCGCGACGCTGGCCGGGCCGCACGTCCCGAACTGGAAGTTGCCGTAGGGGCTCCACTCCGGCACCCGCAGCAGGTAGTTCGCGGTGGACGGGAAGGCGGGCGCGTGCCCGGTGAGGTAGCGGCCCAGCTTCAGGACCGGCCGGTCCGGGTCACGGGGGAGCCGCCCGAGCGCGCCGCTCACTTCGGCTCGAATTCGATCGAGATGAACCCGCCCTTGCCCTTCACCGTGACCCAGGCCTCGATGTACTCGGCGCCGGAGGGGATGGGCTCCCGCACGCGGGAGGCGTTGCGGAAGGTCGTCGGTCCCCATCCCTTGCCCGCGCCGGGCGGCGGGCCGTCACTGGCGGCGTCCTTCTGGAACAGGACGGTCATGGTCCCGCCACCCTCACCGGAGACGGAGACCCAAGCCCGGCCGTACAGCAGCGAGGCGGTACCGACCATCGCGGGCAGCCGGACGTAGTTCGCTCCGGGGACGAGCTTCTCGTGCAGGATCACGGGCTCCACCTTGGAGTCGGGGGTTGTGGAGGTCGAGGGGCTGGAGTGCAGCGCGCCCCAGATGCCGCCGCGGAAGCCACCCATGTCGATCGTCTTGCCGGGGGCGTAGCCGGGGTCCCACTTGCCGGTGATCGAGGTCTCGGCGTGCGCCCGGCACCACTCCGGGTTCGGGCGCTTCAGGATCCCGGACACCACCCCGCACATGATCTGTGCGGAGCGGAACTGGGCGGAGGTCATCGGCCGGGAGCCGGGGTACATGATCTCCAGGCCCCAGGCGCGGCGGTTGAACAGGCCGGTCACCGGCAGCGGGCCCATCGACCGGCCGCCGGAGGCCCCGGCGTGGTTCGCCGGGTGCGCCGCGACCAGGGTCAGGTCACCGTTGGCGTGCCCGGCCATGTTGCACAGCGGCCCGTCGAGGTCGGAGCGGCCGTTGACGAGCAGGTCCATCCCGCCGTCGAAGGCGCCCGCGGTGTGGTGCACCAGGGCGCCCTCGTAGGCCGAGGTCTGGCCGTTGCCGCGGCTGTAGCAGCCGGGCAGCTCGTGTACACGCAGCCCGTTGTGGCGGCAGCCCGCCACGACCGCGCGGGCGAAGGCGACGGACATCTACCACCACGTCCGTCGGCCGCCGACCGGGTGCCCCACGGCCCCCAGTACCAGCAGCACCACGCCGATGATCAGCAGCAGGCCGCCGATGTAGTAGAGGATCGACAGCTTCACGAACCAGCCGATCAGGAGCAGCAGAACGCCGAGGATGATCATCAGGTGTCCTCACGGTAGGGGGTGAACCGGGTGCCGTCGTCGTCGAGGTCGGGGTCGTAGCCGGGCCGCAGATACGGCGCGTCCGGCTCCGCGTCCAGCTCGCCGGTCACCGAGACCAGCAGCGCGTCCCCGTCGACGTGGTCGGACAAGGTGACGATCACCTGACCCCGCCACGGCTGCGGGTCGTCGTCGGGGTGGGCGACCGAGGCCAGGTGGTCGCGGATGTGCTCCACCTCCGCCGCCAGCCCGACCAGGTCCTCGCGAGGCACGTCGCGGCGGTAACGCACAGGGGATCTCCTACGGTCGGCGGTACTTGCGGTACTTGCCCATGGCCTCACTGCGGGCGACCTGCGCGCGGAGCGCGTCCGAGACGACGGCGCCGCCGGTGCGCGGCTCCGACGGGCCGCGCTGCGCCGGGACGGCGATGAAGTGCTGCGAGGTGACCTGACGGCGCCGCGGCATCGGCGGCACGGGGCGCGGCGTGAACTCGCTGAGGTGCCACAGGTTGTAGTAGAACCGGGCGTCCGACTCGGCCAGCGCGAGCCGCTGCCCGATCGACAGGAACGCGGTGTCGCGAGCGGAGAGCGGAATGAACCGGGGGCACGTCACCTTCCCGCAGTGCCCGCAGTCCGCGCCGCGCCGGTAGTGGTCGTGCTGCTCGCGGGGGCAGGCGCAGACACAGCGCCCGATCTCCTGGTCCGTGGCGCGACTCCGCGCAGCCGTGGGTGCGGACGGAGTGCGCTCGGGCATCTCTTTCTCCTCGGTCAGGACTGGACGATAGGCAGGCGCGGGTCGGTGCCCGAGCTACGTACCGGGCAGGGAGGACCCCCCTGGCAGTGCAGGATCTTCGCCCGGAGGCGGTCGAGCTGGCTCTCGGTCTCGTCCAACTTCGCGGTGATCTCATCGATACGGGTCGACAGCCGGTTCGAGCGTTCCTCGGCGGCGGAGGCTCGACTGTTGGCTTCCGCGGTCCACGCCCGCAACTCGGAGGAGATCACCGAGGCGGCGTCGACCTCCAGCTTCGCGCCCTCCCCGCGGGTCTTCCGCCGGGTGATCATCAGCTCCAGCAGCCGCGACAGCCCGACTGCACCGGCGAGGGCGAGGATGAACTGCGACAGCGCACCCGGCTCCAGCAGGCTGCTCACGTATCGCCCTCCGCAGGCTCGGAGTCAGCGCTGGCCAGGATTGCGCGGATCACGTGCAGGTCGACGGTGATCTGGCGGGTGCGCAGCAGCGCGGCCAGCCCGATCCCGAAGATCAGCGCCCCGGCGATGACCGCGCGCAGCCCGCTGGAGGCGAACACCGCCACCGAATAGGCGAAGCACGCCCCGGCGAACACCGGCATCCCGGCCCGCTCGATCTGCATCCCGATCTGCAGCGACTTCGCGTCGTTCTGCGGGTTCGGCCAGAACCCGCCGACCAGTCCGACCAGCGGCCCCGCGACCAGCGCCAGGTACAGCCATATCGCGCCGGAGCCGAACGCCTCCTCGATGACCTGGCTACGCTGACCGGGCGGAGAGATCAGTCCGCTCAGCCCGGACAGCACCGACATCAGCAGCAGTACCACCTGGTAGGGGTGTCGCCCCCGGCGCCGGGACCGGTCCCACTTAAGCGCGTTCACCGGGCACGCCCTCGCGGTAGGCCACGCGGTGCGACACCAAGTGCAGCGCCAGGAACAGGTAGATGACCCCACCGGTCCAGGAGGCGCGCGGGTCGGAGGCGGCGGCGCTGAAGAACGCGATCGACAGCAGCAGCATCGCGGCCGCGGCGAGGATCATCACCCAGGACACGACCCGCGCCGACAGCGCCGGGGCGACCAGCAATAGCAGCCCGAGCGCGACGAGCGTGCCGCCGAACACCTCCGGGCCACCCATCGTGTACACGACCCGCCAGGCGGGGGCGGTAGCGCGGGCCCGACCACCGAGCAGGATCACCGCCCCCAGCGCGAGGGTCACCAGCGCCAGCAGCACGTAGGCCCGTCGGGCGCCGGGCGCGATGTCCCACACCCGGCGGATGTCCAGATGCGGGCGCGGGGTCACCGCGGGCTCGGCCGGATCCCGAGGATCCCGAACCCCAGGTGCACCCCGCACCACGCGCACGCCGCGAGGATCACGCCACGCCCAACGCGGCCGTGGGCGCAGTACGGCTCCAGACCCGCGACCCGACGCAGGTGTGCCGACAGGGTCGCCGGGACCCCGTCCCTCACCAGGGCGACGGTCTCCGCTACCGCGAAGCTCCCAGCGGTGGCGAGGATCCATGCGTTCCACACCTTCCCCCACCGTCCCGGGTTGCGGTGGCTGCACATCAGCGCAGCCCGTCGTAGAGCGGGTACCGGGTCAACTCCCCGATGTTCACCGGGTCGCAGGCCTCGAAGTACAGGGTTTCTGGCCCACAACGGTAGACGCCTGAGCCATCCCATGCGCGCCCCGCGGTCAACTTCAGCCCGTTCGACCGAGCCTGCGACGGCGCCGCCTTCCGCGCCGTCTTCGGTGCTGTCGTCTTCGGGACAGCCCGCTTCGTCTTGGGGACAGTCGCCCGTGGCGCCTGCCGCGCGCTCGGGGCCGACCGGGTCACCGTGCCGCCGCCCTTCGACCAGCACGAGCGCGACGGGTTCCACGGCGTGGTGCCCTGCGCGGCGAGGAGCTTCTCCGCGGCCGCCCGCTGGGTGGCGTAGGAGTAGTTCTTCGCCGAGCCCGGCAGGCCGGTCACCGACCGCCAGGTCGAGTTGAGGAACTGGAACGCGCCGGAGGCGGTGGAGCGCGGGTTCTGCGCGGTCGGGTTGCCGCCGGACTCGCAGCGCTCGATGTCATCGAGCACCCCGGCGTGCGCCGGGGCGGTGCTCACCCCGAGCGCCGCGGCGACAGCGCCGACGGCGACCCGGGCGAGCGTCTTCGCGGTGGAGGAGGGAGCGCGGTGCCTACCACGGGAGCGGGACAATGCGACCTCGGTTCGTGAGGGCTACTTGTCGGTAGCGGGGTCGGTGGTCTTCATCAGATGATCGACAAGGGGCATGATGATGCCCTGGCCGCCGAGGCGGTATCCCAGGTCTTCCCAGGTCAACAGCTCGCGGGAGACCAGCTCCCCGACCGGGCCGGGGTAGAGGCGGGTCGCGCGGAACGCGGCCGCCCGGATCCGGGACTTCTCGTGGTGGTCCATCGGGACGGGCCGCTGCGGCGCCGGGCCGGTGATCGGCATCCCCACGCTCACGGCAGCACCACGTAGAGCACGACGCTCACGACGAACACGACGGCAGACAGGGCGATGACCCCCGCCCGCAGCAGGCGATCCACGGCGGTGCCCATTACGCGTTCACCTGGGCGAGGGTATTCCACATCGCCTGGATCGCGGAGATGATCTGGGTGTCGGTGACCGCCGACTGGCTGGCCGGTGTCGCCGCCACGATCGTCGGGTCGGTCGCAACCATCGCCGCGTAGAGCTGGAACGCCTCCTGGTCGGCGTAGACGATCGAGCGGGCGAACCGCTCCCGGTTCTCGTGGCCGGTCACCTCGTTGCCCTCGGTGAACACCTGCCGGGCGACGTAGTAGAAGCCCATCGCGACGCGCAGCCGGAACGTCGCGTCGACGGCCAGGGCGCCGCCCTGCGCGAGACTCAGAGGCATCAGCTGGTCAGCCCTTCGGGGTGAGGTAGACGACCTCGATCTCGGTCGGGGTCACGAGGTTGTAGAACACGCTCGACGCCACCGAGGCCCAGGTCCCCCAGTACAGGACGTCGTTCGCGTTGAGCGGCACCACCCGGATCGCCTGGCAGGGGGAGTGGTCGCCGGTGCCGAACCGGTTGAACCGCCGCGAGTCGCGGGCGACCGAGTTCCCCGCGGAGCGGGCATTGGCGGTCACGAAGCAGGCGGCGTTGTTCACCGGCGGCGCTTCCGCGTTCGCCGAGAAGTGGACCTTGAAGTTGACGAGATACATCCCCTCCAGGGGGACCGTGATGTTCGAGTAGGTCCCGGCCCCGGTGCTGATCGAGACCATGGTGTAGGGGTCCTCGGTCGCGGCCCAGTCGCCCTGCGCGTAGATGTCGGTGGTGGCCGGGCTCGTGTAGTCGGCGGTCAGTCGCGCCCGGCAGTAGGGCACCCGCCCCACCGGGTAGATGTCCCCGACGTCGTCGATCACGTGCGGGGTGGCGTAGCCGGAGCGCTCCCGGGCGAACAGCCGCAGTGTGCTGTTCCGTGGGGTGGGCGGCACCCCGGCCGCCGACATCGGCTTGAACGTCGCGATCAGGCCGGTCCAGGGCTGCGAGTTCGGTAGCGTCGCCGACGACGTCGCCGTCCCCGTGGCGGTGGTGTTGCGTGTACACGCGACGAAGTGCAGGCCGGTGTAGCTCAGCCCGGCCTGCAGCTGCGCGAACCCGTTCGTGGCTCCGGTGAACTGCTGGGTGGTGATCCCCGACGCGGCCCGGCCCGCCCAGATCGCCATCTGCATCTCGTGGGTCTGGGTGGTGGTGCCGGTCGTGCCGGTCGAAGCCGTGGTGCCGGTGCCCGAGTTCGTCGCCGACACGTCCAGCGCGACCGAGGCCATGTTCCGGAACTCGTAGAGCCCGTTCGTCCAGGCCGCCGCGATGTTCGTGGTGAAGGTGTCGGTGGTGTGGCTCGTGCCCGCGTTCGGGGTCTGGTAGAGCGATAGCCGCACCGGGCCGTTGGTGACGCTGCCGACCACCGTCCACCCGGCCGGGGCGGTGATCGTCGGGGCGGTGGAGCCACTCGACGCGAGCACCGCGATCGAGGCCAGCAGCAGGCTGCCCGGCTGGGTCGCCGACACCCACTTCATCGCCACCGAGGTGACGCCGAGGGAGTTGACCCAGTTGCGGCTCTGCCGCGGGGTCGGCGTCTGGAAGCCGGTCGCGGGCTGCTCGGCCAGGTCGAGGTAGTCGGACTCGATCTGGCTGCCGTTGCCGAACTCGACCCGACCGCTGAGGTAGACGTTGGCCTGCCCGGTCGCCGGGTCCTTCGACACGGCGAACCCGGTGCTCTCCCCGTTCCAGTACAGGATCGGGGTCTCGCTGTCCCCCAACTGCAGGTGCCAGGTGCTCTGATCCCCGGCGATGATCGTGGAGGCGAGGACGAGGATCGCTTCGAGCTTGTCGGCGGTGATCGCCCCGGCCTGGATGTTGCCGGTGGCGATCGCGTTGGCCGCGATGTGCCCGGCGACGATGCTCAACGCCTGGATCTTGTCGCCGGTGATGGTGTCCGCGGCGATCAGGCCACCGAAGATGGTCTCGGCGGCGATGTGGATGCCCTGGATCGTCTCGGCGACGATCTTCGCGCCGGTGATCGCGTCGTCGGCGATCGCGTCCGTGCCGGAGGGCAGCGCCGTCCAGGTCGTGCCGTTCCAGCGGCTGACCTTGTTCCCGTTGTCGGTGTCGTACCACAGGTCCCCGACAGCGACGGCGGTCGGCGCGCTGGCCTGGTAGAACGAGACGATCTTCCCGTCGGCGGTGGACTGCGCCGTGGCCGCGTCCGCGATGGCCTGCGCGATGTCCTCGTCCTGGATGGACTCCCAGGAGTCCCCGTCCCACCGGTAGAGCTTCTTGTCATCCGAGTCGCTCCACAGGTCCCCGGTGTTCATACCGGAGCCCGGGGCGGCCGACTGGTAGAAGACGGTCACCTTGCCGTCGACCGCCGCCTCCGCGCCCGCAGCGGCGGTGAGCGCGTCCGCCGCGTCCGCCTGGGCAGCGGTGGCCGCGGCGAGCGCAGCGGCGATGTCGGTGTTGGTCGCCGCCACCCACGACGTGCCGTTGTAGCGGTAGAGCTTGTTCGAGTCGTCGCTGTCCATCCACAACGACCCGGTCGGGATCGTCCCGGTCGGCGCGGACGCCTGGAAGTAGGTGACGATCGAGCCGAGGTCGGCGGCGGTGAAGGCGATGTGCTCCAGGCCGATCTGGGCGGCCGCGACCTTCGCGGCGGTGACCGCGTCGTCGGCCAGCGCCAGCGTGTCCACGATCCCGTCGAGCACGGCCTGAGCGACGACCATGCCCGGCGACACCGGGCCGACCGCGAACGACTCTTCGGAGACCAGCCCGGCCGAGTTCACCGCGACCAGGCGGCACCAGTAGCCCAGCTCGGTGTCCAGCGGCACGTCGTTGATCGCGCTGACCGGCAGGATCCCGGCCCCGAGCATCGTCCCGACCCGGTTCGAGTCGTCCAGGATGAACGTGTCCCCCGACGACGACACGTACGCCTGGACGTGGGTGAAGTCCGAGGGCCGGACGTCGTTGAACGTGCCGTTCCAGATGATCGCCAGACCGGCGGTGGTCGCGACCAGCTGCGGGGTGTCCGGACGCGGCGGCGGGTCGGAGTTGACCACGCCCCAGCCGAACTTCCCGTCCGGCTGCGGCCCGGCCTGGCCGCGCACCACCCCGCCGTCGGTGAACAGCAGGTTCCCCTCGATCGAGGACCGAGGCAGCTGCGCGGCGCGGCTGTTGCGGTGCAGCTGGTCCAGCTCGCGGCGCATCTGCGCCAGCTCGCGCTGCAGTCGCCGGATCTCGGGGGGCGGGAGAGCAACCACGCAGGGCCCCCTAGCCGTTCGTGAACGACGACGTCGCGCGCAGCTTCACCCGCACCACTTCGCCGCCGGGGATGTAGGTGTATTCCAGGACCCGGTGGAACAGCCGCAGCGTGCCCAGCCAGGGCACCTCCACCTCGACCAGCACGTCGTCCCCGGCCCGGTAGGTGCCGAGGGTGGCGTTGAGGTGCCGGGCCGGGACGAGCACCTCGGGGATCTCGGTCAAGGACTGGCGGGCGGCCCACTCGACCCGGGCGCGGGCGTTCGCCGCGGTCACGGTGTCGAGGGTCTTGTCCTCGACCGCGACGATCCGGCGCTGACGGCCCGGGTAGGGCTGCCCGGCGTAGCCGCGGACCCGGGTGACGCCCTCGCCCTTGCCGAGCACCAGGACCTCGCTGGCGTACCAGTCGTCCGGCTCCTCCGGGCCCGGCGCCTCGATCATGTTCTGGTCGTGGACGAACCGGACGTCCTCCAGCCGGGTCCCAACCCGCGGCCAGCCGATCTCGATCCAGTGCTCGACGTCGGTCTTGTCGGCGTTCCACTGCTGGCGCTCGACGTAGTCGAAGGGGGTGTCCCGGGCCAGCGCGTCGATCTCCGAGCCGCAGTCCGGGGCCTCCCACCAGTCCAGCGCCGAGTACGGCCCGGCGATGAAGGAGACCAGCTCGCCCTCGCCGGTGGTGAACTCGACCAGCTCGCCGGGGACGCCGACAGTGACGCCGGTGTCGCCGACGACGGTGACGCCGAGGTCGCCGTCCGGGCGGGACTGCAGCTTCGCCCAGATGTCCCGGACGATGTCGGCCGGGTCGAGGCCCACCCCGACCCCGGACTCCCCGGAGGCGGGGTCGGTGCCGGAGAGGGTGAAGCTGTCGACGTAGACCTGGCCCTTCGGGTAGCAGCTCGGCCCGAGCGCCTCGAAGGTCATCTCCTCGTGCTCGTTGATCTTCGAGGGCTGCAGGATGCCGGACGCCCGGATCAGTCCCTCTTCCTCGACGTGGATCCAGGTGCCCCACGCCTGCAGGCCGAGGTCACGCAGGTCGGCCAGCTCCACCCCGAACACCCCGGTGATGACCTGCGGGCCGGAGAGTACCTCCGGGGTGACCTCCAGCTGCTCCACCGGCAGCTCCATGTGCAGCCACTCGCCGTCGGAGATCCGCTGCGCCATGACATAGGTCGCCACTGTGTCCCCTTCTGATCAGTCGTTAGGGGACGTCGGGGACTCGCTGGAAGTTCAGGAACAGCCGCGTCTGCACCCCGGACTTCGCGTCGAGCTTGCCGGTGGCGGTGTAGTAGCTGGCGAACTTCGTCCGGACCGTGGCCACCGTGCCGCGCAGCGCCGAGGGAATGGTGAACGTCCTGCCGTAGGCCACGTTGTGCCGGGACGGGACGGACACGTAGTCGATCGCGTAGGTCTGGAAGGTGGTCGCGGTCCCGCCGAAGTCGAGCCACATCTTCCCGTACACGTCGCCGGTGATGATCTGTGCGTTGTAGACCACGAACTCGGCGTCGCAGGACACCGCCCAGGACGGGATCGGTACCTGCCAGGTCGCGGCCGACGGCCAGTTCTTCGTGGCCGTGTCGGCGTCGAGGTAGTCGTGCACCGTGTCCGAGCCGCCGACGGGATTGCCGTAGTTCGGGTCCGACGCCGACGCCTTGAACTCCATGTAGGACGCCTGCGCGATCGGCGGCAGCGTGACCTGCTCGATGATCGTGCGGGAACCGCCGATCGCGGCCAGCGAGCGCGCGTCGGTGATGTGGGACTGCTGCACGATGCCGGTGGAGGCGGGCCGCTCGATCCGGGCCAGCGTGATCGCCGACCAGGTCGAGTCCACCTGGGACACATCCCACACCGTGCTGGCCACGTTCTCGATCACCCGGATGTGCGCGTACGGGCCGTTCACCTGGTCCGCGGGCGGATCCCAGGCCCCAGAGCCGGTGGTCGAGGAGTCCTCGATCCGCAGGATCACCAGGTCCCGGCGGGTGCTCCCGGACGGGACCGCGGACACCGCGACCGTCTCGGCGACGTCGAAGGACCCGGCGTAGCCCTCGTAGGAGCCGCCCAGGTGCTTGGCCAGCACGTTGTACGCCCCGGGCATCACCTGGATCGAGGCGCCAGGAGTATCGAGCGCCTTCACCGCGCAGTCGGTGTTGCCCAGCACGCCCTGCACCCCGGCCGTGAGCCCGTAGCTCAGCAACCGGATCTGCGACGGCGCGTGCAGCGCGTCTTCCTCGCCGATGTAGACCGGATTCGGGAGAGCCACTCGCCAATACCTCCGTCTTAGTAGGACGCCCAGACGGAGCGCCAGAACAGGTCGAGCGATGAGGTGCCGGTGCCGTCGACACCGCGCAGCAGCACCTCGGAGGCCCCCGGCGGGACCTGCATCCGCGACATCCGGATCGAGGAGGTGGAGAACTTCCCGCCCCAGTTCGCGCCGTCGGCGTGGCGGGCGCTGCGGTTCCACGGGGTCGGGTCGACGGTGACCGACTTGTCCCCGGCGATGGTGCCGAGCAGCTTCGACGTCCAGCGCTCGGTGACCTCGATCTGCGGGTTCAGGATCGGCCCGTTCACTGTCCAGCCCAGCCAGGCGGGCAGCTCCCCGCCGACGTCGATCTGCCCGGACCGCACCCCGGACGCCGAGTTGATCCACGGTCCGGTCAGCGGGCCGGTCAGCCCGTTCAGCGAGGTCGGGATGAACGGCACCGACTCGCTGCCGAGGGTGTCGGAGTAGAAGTACGGGTCGTCGCACTCGAACGCGCAGGCGAGCGGGACGTAACCGACCTTGGTGTAGGTCAGGGTGGCCGGGGCGAACTTGTCCGGGCGGCCGTAGCAGCGCACCACCTCCCGGCCGGGGCGCTTCGCTCGCAGCACGGCGCGCAGGCCGGGTTCGCGGCGGACGTTGTCCCCGTTCCAGATCGCCCGCAGCGCGGCCAGCGCGTCGAGCACCGCCGGTTCCGGGTCCGGGTCGGTGGAGCAGTCGATGCCGATCTCGAAGCTGGCCGTGGTCTCGCCGAGGTAGTCCCGGCCGCGGTTGCTGCCGTCCTCGCGGGCGCGGGAGGAGCGGTTGGCCTGCACGTCGGACTTCTCGTGGTTGAACTCGTACACCCGGTACGGAGTCCCCTCACCGAGGAGCACAGTGGACACGCCGTCGTCGATCTCGAACTGCCAGTCCGCGACCACTCGCCACCTCCTGGATCATGTCGAGCGGATGGTCAGCACGATCCGTCGCTGCGGGGGCCCGGTGCTCCAGCGGCGCGCCGCCGGGGTGGTCCAGCGGCGCGCCGCCGGGGTGACCGCGGAGATCGTCCGAGTCAGGATCAGTGGCGGGGTGAATAGGGCCGCCGTCGGCGTGGGCAGCTCCGCGACCAGTGCACCGGCGGTGCGCGGACCCCCGGTGAGCGTCGATGTCGGGCCCGGGGTCCGGGTGTCCAGCGCGGCGGCGGCGTAGGTGTCGCCGTCGATGTCGGCGTCCGGGCCGGGGAGCTGCCCAGTCAGGACGACAGCGATGAACCCGTCGCCGGTGAACTGGCCGGTCGGGGCGCCGACCGCGCCCGCCAGCGCGCCGGCCTGGCGGACCGCACCCGCCAGCGCGCCGTCCACGCCGGACACGGCTCCGGCCAGCGTGCCGGGGGTCCGGGCGGTACCGGTGACGGCGGCAGCGACGTCCGGGGTCTGCCCGGCCAGCGTGCCGGAGGCAGTGATCTCACCGCTGACGACCTGACCGCTGGCCTCCGGGGTCTGCCCGGCCAACGACCCGGAGACGCGCGCGGCGCCCGCCAGCGCAGCGTCCGGACCGGGAAGGGTCCCGGAGACGACGCCCGACGCGACAGAGGTCCCGGCCAGCGCTGTGGCGACCCCGCCGGTGGTCCCGGCGAGCGCACCGGACGCGGTGATCTGCCCGGACGCCAGGTTCGCCAGTACGTCCGGGGTCTGCCCGGCCAGCGTGCCGGAGGCGCGGACACCACCAGCCAGCGCGGCATCCGGGGTGCCGGTGGCCCCGGCCAGCGCACCCGGCGCCCGGCTCATGCCAGTCAGGGCCCCGTCCGGGCCGCCGGTGGTCGCCGCCAGCGCCGCGGAGGTGCGTGCGTCCCCGACCAACGCACCGCCGAGGGCGGGCGTACTGGCGACGACCGCGCCGGACGCGGTGATATCACCAGTGGTGAACTGGCCGAGCACCCGGGCGGTGTCAGCGTCCAGCGCACCGGAGACGGTAGCGCCACCGGTCAGAGTCGCGCTCGGGGCGTTGGTGGACGCGGCCAGCGCGCCGTACGCGGCGGCCCCGGCCAGCGCCGCGGCCGGGGTGCCGGTGGTGGCGGCCAGCGCTCCGCTGCTGCGGGCGCCACCGACCAGTGCGGCATCCGGGCCGCCGACCGTCCCAGCCAGCGCGCCGGTGGTCTGCGCGGCGCCGGTCAGGGCGACGGCGGCAGTGCCGGTGGTGGTGGCCAGCGTGCCGTCGACGGTGGCAGCGCCGGAGCTGAACGCCGCGGTCGCCTGCGGGGCGGTACCCGCGACCGCGCCGGAGATCTGCGCGGTCCCGGCCAGCGAGCCCGTGGCTACCCCGGCGGTGCCGGACAGGGCGCCGGTGGCCTGCACAGTCCCGGCCAGGGCGGCGGCAGCCGGGGGACCGTCCGCAGCCAGCGCGCCGTTCGCGGACCCGGCCCCGGCCAGCGCCGCCGCTGCTGTCGGGGCGGACCCGGACAGTGCGCCGGTCTGTCGCACCCCGGCGGCCAGGGAGCCAGCGACATCCGGGGTGGACCCGGCCAACGCGCCGGAGATCCGCACGGTCCCGGCCAGGGCGCCGGTGGTGTCCGGAGCGGTCGCGGTCAGCCCGCCGGTGGCCCGCACGGTCCCGGCGATCGAGCCGGTCGCGGCGGCGGCGGTACCCGCGACCGCGCCGGTCTGGCGGACCGCCGCGGTCAGGGCGCTGACGGCGTCCGGGGTGGATCCGCCAATGGCGCCGGTCAGGCGCACGTCACCGACGAGCGCACTGGTGACGTCCGGGGTGGACCCGGCCAACGCGCCGGAGGTCGACGTGACGGGCAGTGACGTCGCCCGGACCCGCAGCACGACCCCGACGTTGGTCTCCGAGGCGTTCGCGGTGCCGGTGGTGGATGCGGTCGCCGAGCCAGACCCGGCGGTGACCGGGACATCCCAGGCGGCGACAGCGAGGTCATTGCCGGTGTTGCTGGCCGAGGTCCCGGTCGGGGACTGTGTGATCGTCCCCATGGTGCAGCCAGTGATCGACAGCGCGGTCAGGGTCAGGGTGGTCTGGGTGTCGTCCGGGCCGCCGACGACGACGAGCATCCGGTCCTTCACGGCAGCCTCGACCGCCGTCGCGGTGGTACCGGAGATCGAGGTGGACGCGGTCGCCTTCGAGTAGGAGCTGAACGCCTCCTCGAACGACAGCCCCGACCCCGGGGTGTCCGGCCGGTAGGCGATCATCATCGCCTGGGCCGAGTTCCCCGAGGTGATCGTCACCGACTGGGACCCGGACAACCCGCCGGAGGGCACCACCCGCTTGAACACGGTGACCCGGGTCTGCCCGGCGCCCACGCCCTGGGTGCCGCCGCCGCCGGTGACCGACAGGACCGACGACCAGTTGGCCGGGGTACTCGGGGTGACCGTGTCCGGGCGGTTGTGTACCACCAGGTAGCAGGCGTCGTTCTCCTGCAACCCCGACGGGTGGGTCGGCGCCACTGAGGTGGTGCCGGTGACCCACGCGGTCGAATCGACCACGGTCAGGTCCAGCGGGGTGGGGCTGACCACGTCCCCGACCAACGCCGCGGTCGCCGTCGGGGCGGTCGCGGCCAGGGCGCCGGTGGCCCCGGCGGGGGCGGCGGGCGCGATCGCGAGAGTGACCGCGGCGTAGCCGTCGTTGGCGTCGGCGGTCGCGGTGCGGGTGCCGGTGGCGGTGGACGCGGTCAACGCCTCAGAGGCGACCGCGCCGGTGGACCACCCGCTGTCCTGCTCGACCAGCTCCGTCATGCCAGCGGGCGGGCTGATGTTCACGTCGGAGAACCGCACCCCGCCGGTCTGCCAGCCGCACAGCAGCAGCGTGTTGGCTACCCCGGGGGTGACGGACGCGGCGACCAGCGACGTGGTCCCCGTGTTCGAGGTCCCGGTCCCGGCCGCGGCGATCGGGCTAGCGGTGTCAGCCCCCGCGAGCACCACCACGATGCACGTCATGGCCGCGTCGTCGCCGCCGGGGACGGTGACGGTCTGCGCCCCGGCCACGGTCACGGTCCGCGTCCAGGCCTTGAGGTGCGGAAAGTTCGTGCCCGCGTCGGCCACCGCTCGCTGCGTCCACGTCCCGGCCGTCCCGGTCGGCGTGGTCATCGTGCTCGTCGTGTAGTAGTCCTTGCCGTGCAGGCACAGCAGCACGTCCCCGACGGCGGTGTCGGAAGCGGTGTTGACCGAGATGGACGAGCCCGAGCCGCTGGAGAAGGTGGAGACGACAGAGCGGGTCGTGACGGCCACGGGTACCGCCCTCCGTCACAGGGTGACGCGTAGCGCGCTCGGGTCGAGCGCCGCGTTCCAGACGTTGCCGCTCGCGGTGACCGGGCCGCAGTTCCCGGCGTCCCAGTAGTGGTTCTGGGCCCCCGTGGCGTTGCGCCACCACGCCCGGTTGCCGACCACGGCGTGCCCGCTGCACGTCGAGGGCGACTGGTTCCAGATGTAGATCGCGATGTTGGAGCCCTTGCGCCGCTCGCCGTAGAGCACGTTGTTCTCCAGGCGGATGTTGACGCCGCCTGGGATCCCGATCCCGACCTGGCCGGGGTTGAGCAGGACGTTGTCGCGGGCCACGATGTGCGAGCCGCCGTTGTCGCCGAGCATCAGCCCGGACCCGCTCGTCGAGGTCCAGGTGGTGCCCTCGAAGTGGTTGCGCTCGATCAACAGCGGGTCGAGCGCGGCGTGCCCGCCCGACCCGTAGATCGAGATGATGTCCTCGGTGTCGCCGCCGACGCCCTTGTTGTCGTGGATCGACCCACCCCAGCTGTCCACCCACTGGGTGAAGTTGGCCCGGTTTGATCCGTTCCGCTGGTGCGGGCCGGTGATGTTGCGGTACCGGCACCAGGAGATCTCTACGTCGGTGCAGTCCTGGACGGTGATGCACTGCGCGATGTCCGCGAAGTCGCACTCGGTGATCAGTACCCGATGGCATCCGGTGAGCCGGATGCAGGACTGGTCATTCCCGATGCCCTGGAACCGCTTGCCGCTGATCGTCACGTCGGACTGGCCGGTCAGCGAGATCGGCCCGGACGAGGAGCGGGCGAGGAACGGTGTCGCCCACGGGTCGGCGGGGCCGACCCCGGCGGATGCGGTCGCCGCGGCTGCATCGCCGGACGCGTCGGTCGCGGTGACGGTGACCTGCATCAGGCGACTGCAGTGAACACCGCGACGGAGCCGGTGTCGGACACCTTCGTCCAGGTGCGCTGGCCGTCGTCGGACACGGCCAGGGTGACCGGGTCGATCAGCGCCGACACCTGCATCGGCGCGGAGGTGTTCCCGGAACTGTCGCTGGCCTGCACGGTGATCGCGATGGCCTGGCTGTCCGGGTCGGCGTAGGTGACCGTGAGGGTCATCGTGGCCCCGACGGCGTAAGCAGCGGCGTCGAGGGTGGCGGAGACGGTGGGGGCGGCCATGAGGGTGGTCCCTTGTGGTTGGGGGGTGGGGAGCGCGAGGAGGCGGGCGAGCCGCAGCATCACCGGTCAGCTGACCGGCACGGTGATCGTGCCGCCGGTGATGTCGACGGTCAGGCCGACCGAGATGGTGGTGGTGGACAGGGTGAGGTCACCGCCGCCGCCGGTGGCGGTGACGTCCCCGTCGATGACGGCGGCGTCGGTGGAGTCCAGGCCGCGGAACCAGGTCGCGGTCCCGGCGGCGGCGCCGGTCACCGAGGCCGGGTCGGCGAGGGTCGCCGCGCCGGAGGACGCCGCGCCGAACGCCGGGTCGATCAGGGTGACGGTGGCGAGCAGGGTGCCGGTGGCGGCGGTGTTCGGGGTCGCGGGCCGGGAGCCGGACCGGATCTCGATCTTCCCGGCGCCGGAGCCCGCGTCGAACAGGTCGACCAGCGCGTCGCACATGGCGTTGCGCGCGGACGTGGCGAGACCGATGGCCATGATGGTGCCTCTCTCTGAAGGGGTGGGGAGCTACAGGACGCGGACGGTGCCCTTGGCCCAGACCTGGCTGGTGCCGACGGCGGTCTCGATCAGGCGGGCGTCCCGGCCCGAGCTGTTGATCAGCTCGGCAACCTGGGCGGCGGGCACGTACCAGGTCGCCGAGCCGTCCGAGACGGTGACGCCCCAGGTGATCAGGACCTCGCCGTCGTTGAGGAACTGCAGCGCCAGCGCCGTCCCGTCCGCGAACACCGGGTCCGACGTCAGCTCGGCAACGAAGTCGGTGTCCGGGCTGACCGTCACCGTCAGCGGGGCCGGGGTGTTCCCGAGACTGATCACCGGTGGACTCCTCCCATCCGGGTCAACCGCAGCGTGTGGGACACCTCGCGGGCGACGTCGGAGGCGGAGGCCCCCTGCGGCGCCTGCACCGTCAGCGACCCGATCAGCGACCGGTCCCCGCGCAGCTCGGCGGCGATGACGCGGGCGAGCTTGTCGTACTCGTCGCCGGACCCGGCCCGGCCGCCGGTCTGGCCGCGGACCATGTCCCGCCACTCGCCCGGGGCCAGCGGCAGGATCGGCTCGCGGTGGCCGGTGCCGTTGTAGGCGAGGTTGTAGCCGGGCTCCAGCCAGCCGCCGCTGTCGTAGTGGTTGTTGCGGTTGTGGAAGTCCAGCGCCCGCACCGGGTCGCCGTAGCGGCCCCGGATGTAGTTCAACCCCCACGCTGCCTGCCCGGCCGGGGTCGGCTCGACGGCGCCATGCAAGGACGTCATCTTCTGGAAGAGGCCTCTGGCTGAACTAGTGGGGTTTGCCGCGTTCGGGTTCCAGCCGGACTCCTTCTGGACCAGCCGCACGATCGCGCCCCAGAACGGCTCCTTGTCCCAGCCGAACCGGGCCGCGACCTGGCGGACCTGGTCCACGACCGGGCCGGAGATGCCGGAGGTGTCCATCCCGCCGCCGCCCGCACTGGCGTCGGCCGCGTCGGCCGCGTCGGCCTTGGCGTAGACCCACTCGATGAGCTTGACGCCACCGCCACCACCGGCGCGCATGCCGTAGGCGTTGGCCGGGTTGTCCCGCATCGCACGCATCCGCCCATGCGGATCTCCGAGTGCCCAGTTGATCGCGTCCAGGGCCTTCCGGCGCAAGTGGAGGTTGATTCCGCCGCCGCCTCCGCCGCCGGAGGCGAACACGCCGCCGACCTCAGGCAGACTCGCCCGAATCCGGAACTGGCCGTGGTCGGCTCCGACCGCCCCAGCGCCGTACTTCACCCGGCTGGGGGAGCCGCCCGCCTCGACGTTTACTCCATTCAGAGTACCAGCCATGTGGCCGGGGTTACCCTTGAACGCGCCGACGCCATACCGGCTGGTCAGGCCTGACCGGAAGCCGCCCCAGGGGAAGGTGGCGGTGGTGCCGATCCGGCGGAACGGCGCCTGGTTGCGCAGCGCGTTCGTGATGATCGACTGGTAGCCGGAGCAGTCCGCGCCACCCGGCCCGGCACCACCCCAGATGTAGGGCTTGCCGTGCATCGACCGAGCGACGTTGATCGCGCCGCCGAGATCGCGGTTGACCACGTCGAGGTTCCGGCTGCGGTAGCCGGGCATGGTGGCGCCGCGCCCGCCCGCGGTCTGACGCGCCTTCTCCGAGCCCCGTTCGAGTGCGGCGAGCATCCGGGCGGGGCCGCCCATCGCGGCGACCGCCCCGGCGGCCTCGGCCTGCCCGTCGGCGACGGCGTTGAGGAACGGCGCGTGCCGCCGCGCGGTCTGCTCCCCGACCACCGGGCCGCCCTTGGCGCGCGGGATCACGTCCACCGGGTTGCGGTGCGCGTTGTTGATCGCGGCCATCGTCGCCGAGCCGAGCGCCCGCGACGACGCCCGGTTGATCACCCACTCGTCGCCCATCAGCATGTAGCGCTGCTGACCGGCCAGGGCGGGCAGGGAGTCGTAGGACTTGCCGGTGCTCGGGAGCTTCCCCCCGGTGGCGGCATTGATCCCGCCGCCGCCCGCCCGGCGGATGACCTCGCGGCGCTCGATCGTGCCGCCGTCGGCGCGGCCGAGCGCGGCACCGCCGACGGCGCCGGGGTTGGCGAAGGTGACTCCGCCGGTCGGGCCGCCGCCGGTGACCGGGCCACCCTCGCCGAGCCGGTTGATCCTAAGGTCGATGTTGAACCCGAGGAGCCCGGCGATCCGGCTGACCGCCCCGGCGAAAACGTTGATCAGATCGATGACGCCGTTGATGCTGTTCCGGAAGACGCCCTTGACGTTGTCCCAGACCCGCTGCGCGATCCCACTAATGGTCGACCAGATCCGGTCGAACGTGCTGACGATGTTGTTCCAGATGTTGCCCCAGAATGCCTGGAACTGCGCCAAGGCCGCGTTGTAGAAGGCCTTGATGATGTTCCAGAAGAACTGGACCTGCCCCCAGATCCGGTTCCAGATCCCGGAGAAGAAGTTCGAGATCGCGTTCCACACCGCGCCCCAGAATGTCTGGAAGATCGTCAACGCGACCGTGAAGAACGCATAGATCACGTTCCAGATCTGCATCGCGAATCCGTAGATCCGGTTCCAGATATTGGAGAAGGCCGTCGAGACCGCGTTCCATACGAAGTTCCAGAATGTCTGGAAGATCGTCAGCGCGGTCTGGAAGAATGTCGAGATCACAGTCCACACGGCGATCGCGGTACTGCGAATGGTATTCCAGATCATGCCCCAGACCAGGGACATCGCGTTCCACACGAAGTTCCAGACATTCTGGAAGGCAGTGATCGCAGGCTGAAGGAACGCGACAATCGCGTTCCAGACCGTAATTGCAGTGCCGCGAATGAGCGCCCACGCCTGGGAGAAGGCGTCCCGAATGGCGCCCCATATCGTGTTCCACAGGTTCTGGAAGAACGAGAAAGCCGGACCCCAGAAGGACAGCATCTGGTTCCAGATGACCATCGCGGCGTTACGGATCGTGTCCCAGGCGATCTGGAACAGCTGGGTGACGACCCTCCACAGATTCGACCACAGCAGCTGATAGATCGCGAACGCGGCGGCGAAGAACGCGGAGATCGCGTTCCAGATGGTCACGCCGACCTGGTAGATCGCGTTCCAGGCGTTGATCACCAGGTTGGTGATCAAGCCCCAGATGCCGCCGACCTGGCCCATGAAGCTCGTGAACCACCCGACCGCGGTGACCACAAAGTTGATGATCCCGGCGATCACGTTGCTGAGCACCGTGATGATCCCGGACAGCACCGTGCTCAGGAAGTTGATCGCCGGGACGAGCACTGCGCTGAGCACGTTCGCCGCGGTCGCCACCGAGTTCGCCAGGATCGGCAGCACGAACTGGGCGATCTGGATCAACGGCGGCAGCAGCGGCATCAGCGCGATCACGATCTGCGCGAACGCGTTCGCCAGCGCCACCAGCACCGGCATCAGCGCCATCGTGACCTGCAGCATCGGCGGCAGCAGTGTCTGCACCAGCTGTAGCAGCGGCGGGATCATCGGCGACAGCGCGTCGAGGATCCGCAGGAGCGCCCCGACGAAGGCCTGCACCACCGGCACCGCGGCCTGGATGATCTGCACCAGGACCGGCATCAGCATCTGCGCGATCTGCACCAGCGGCGCGACCAGCGGCATCAGCGCGTTCAGCAGCTGCAGCATCAGCCCGGCGATGACCGGCAGGACTGGGGCCAGCCCGACGATGAACTGCCCGACCAGGGCGGCCACCTGCGGGATCAGCGGCAGCAGCGCGTTGAGGATCTGCTGGAAGCTGGCCACCAACGGCGGGATCAGCGGCGTGATGATCGTCAGCGCGGCGGTGAGCGCGTTCCCGAGGATCGTCGCGACCTGACCGAGGATCGGCGCGACCGCGTGCAGCGCCCCGGCCAGCGCGTTGCCCAGGATCGCCACGACCGGGCCGAGCGAGGCCACGACGGAGCCGAACGCGGCCGCCAGCTGCGGCAGGATCGGCGCCAGCGCGTGGGTCAGCGCATTGATCACCACCTGCAGCGGCGGGATCAGGATCGACAGCACCTGGATCAGGGCGCCGCCGATCAGCGCGGCCAGCTGAGAGATCAGCGGCATCAGCGGCATGAACGAGTTGACCAGCGCGGTGACCATCGGGATCACCGGGATCAGCGCGTTCGCGACCGCGGTGAACAGCCCAAGGAACAGCTGCCCCAGCGCCCCGGCCAGCGGCCCGAGCGCGACGATCAGGTTCCCGGCCGCCTGCAGCGCGGTCACCAGCGGCCCGGCCAGCGTCGCGCCCAGCTGGATCGCCACGAAGATCGTCTGGTTGAGCACGCCGAACAGCGCGCCCAGCACGTTAACCAGCCCGGCGATCGCCGCCTGGAACTGGCCGGTCTGGATCGAGGCCGCCAGCATCCCCTGGAACTGCTGCGCCGCCCGCGTGATCACCGTGCCGAGCTGGGCGAACGCCTGCCCGCCGACCGCGGCCATGGTCAGCATGTTCTGCGTGACCACGGCCAGGCCGGGGGAGAGCTGGTCGATGAACGACCGGATGTTCGCGAAGATCTGCTGGACCTGCGCGACGGCCTGCGCAGAGGTGAGCACCTCGACCTGCGCGCGGGCCATCCCGACCAGCCCGGTCGCGATCGACTGCAGCCCCGCGGTGACCATCGGGAACAGCGGCAGGACCTGCTGCACCATCGGGGTCAGGCCCTGCTGGAAGGTCTGCGAGACTGCCAGCTTCATCTGCCCGAACGCGGGCATGATCCCGGCGGCGGCCGCCTGGATGCCATCCAAGCCGACCGCGATCGCCGCGGCCGGACCGAGCACCGCGAACATCGCCGCGGGCAGCGCCGCGATCGCCCCGCCGACCACGCCCAGCGCGGGACCGGTCAACCCGGCCACGGCGGTCAGCAGCGAGAACGTGCGGATCAGGGCGAACGTGGTCAGCAGGCTGCGGCCCTGGCTTTCCGCAACCGAGTCTGAGGCGGCCTTCACCGCGGTCAGCTCGGCGGCCGCCCTCCCGGCGCCGTCCACGTGCACCGGGATCCGGACACGCAGCCGGGACAGCCGGTCCGCGATCCGCTCGACGAACGTCAGCTCACGGGCAGCCTGCTGAGTACCGGTGGCCTGGACCGGGACCGAGACGACGGTCTGGTCCAGCCGGTGCGCCTCGGCGGAGATCCCGCGCAGCGCCTGCTGAGCCTGCCGGATGTCCGCGGTGACCTTCGGGTCGGTGGACTGGTTGCCCAGCTCGCGCAGTCGCCGGTTGATCTCGTCGATCCGGCTGATCGCCTCGCGCGGGTCGAGCCCGAGGTGGATCTCCTCGTTGATCCCGCGGATCTTGTTCCGGAGCTTGATCAGCTCCAGGTTGAGGCGGCCGTCGTCGAGCCCGATCTCGATGTCATCGAGCGACCGCGCCGCCGTGGCCAACTTGGTCCGCATGATCGCGGCGAGCCGGTCGATCTGCCGCTCGGCCTGCGCGGTCCGGACGGTGATCTCAGGGTCGACCTTCGTCCGGTCGAGCCGGTCCAGCTGAGCCTTCAGCGATCGGACCGTCGTCGCGATCTTCGCGAAGGTGCTGGACGCCTTGTCCAAGGCATAGATCGAGAAGCCGAGAGAACGGTTGGCGGCCAAGGGGATCGTCACCCCCCGGGAAGCTCAGCTGGACGCGGACAGGACGAGGAGCGGGGCTACTTCTTGGCGGTGGGCTTGCGCGGGGTGGCTCGCGCCCGGCGCGCCTGCCGGTTCTCCGAGTGCAGCGGGGTAACCCCGCCCTGATCGGGCATCTCGTTCTCGCTGGCGATGGAATTTGCCAGGTCAACGAGATTCATGTCGTCGAGATCGTGCCACTCGATCTCCCCGCCGGAGCGCCGCACGGCCGTGTACACGAGCGCGGCGATGGCGTCCGGGTCGATGTCCTCCAGGCCCTGCTGCCACTCCTTCAGGGTCATCCCGGCGTGCTTCTTGATCTCGCGGCCTTCGGCCACGGACAGCTGCTCCGGGTCGAGGTCGTAGCGCTTCTTGTTGTACGTAAACTTCACGGTCGTCCCCTTATTGTTGATCTACAGTTCGCTTAGGACCCGGTCCACGGCGCGGCCCACCGCGTCCCGGTAGCGCCGCTCGTGCCGGTTGATCGTCGCGAAGAACCATGGCTGACCCCGCTGCTGCTGCCACGGGATGTCGTCGCGGCCGAACACCGGGTGCCGCCACCGGATGTAACCGGGCAGCGTCGCGTCCAGGTAGCGGGGCAGCGTCGCCCCGTAGATCGCTTCCTGGCCGGGCTCCAGCACCTTCGTGGAGTCCACGATGAACCGGATCCCGCGCAGCGTGGTGCGGGTGCCGGTGGCGTTCGCGACGCGCGCCCGCAGCTGGCGGGAGTAGTCCGGCGGGACGTGCCCGCCCTTGTCGGAGTACACCTTCACCGCGAGCGCGGCTTCCTTCAGCTGGGCCAGCGTCGGGCGAGCCGCGACCCGCAGCTGCTCGCGGGCGCGGCGGGTCAGCTTCCCGCCCGCCGCCTCCTCCAGCGCGGCCGCCAGCCGGGCGAACTGCTCCTCGCCCTGGACGTTGAACACGGCCTCGGCCATGTCAGCCTCCTCTGCGGGCAGTCGGCTTGCTGCTGGCCAGGGAGCGCGGCGTCAGCACCACCCGCATGCCCTTCGGGTAGTGCTTGCGGTCGTTCTCCAGTGCCTTGTCCGCGGCCTGCTTGACCTCGCAGCCGCGGCAGTGCTCGTACTTCGCGACGTAGGCGTGGCGGTGTCCGCCGACCTTCTCGTCCCACTCGTCGGGGCGGGTGCCGCACTCCCCGCAGGCCTCACGCTGGCGGCGCAGCCACCAGATCGCCTTCTCCCGGTCGTCGTCGGTCCAGCGGTTCGGTCCGCCCAGGAAATGGCTGTGGCTGATCTTGAACTCCGCGCAGACGGACAGCTCCAAGCTCAGCTGTCCGTCTGCGTCGAGTCTTTTCCCAGCAGGGCGCTCGGGCTGCGGTCGTGCAGGACCCAGACGGTCTCGACGAGGTCGCCGACCTCGGCCGGGGAGACCGGACCGGACTGGATGAACTCCGCCCAGTCCTCTGCGGTCTCCTCGCCCTCGATGCACTCCGCGAGCAGCGCCGGGACGAACGCCTCCTGGTTGCACCAGGACTTCGGTTCGGCCTTCAGCTGCTCCGTCGTCGGCGGGTGGGCCTTGATCAGGGCCTCCCACTCGCGCGGCGACAACGCGGTGATCGTCAGCCACTCGTAGCAGCCGTCGATCTGCTTGCGGGCGGCCTCGATCGCCGCCTCGCTGCCGCTGTTCTCGGCGACCGCGAGCGCCTCCAGCGCCGCGGCGTCGTCCTCGACCCGCAGCGGATGCAACCGCGTCGGGCGGACCTTGTTCGCCAGTCGTCCCCGGAGTGCCACTGGATCAGGCCGGGACCGTGACCGACTCGGCGGGCTCGTCGCGCACCGAGAACTGGACCTGGCGGCGGGCGGCGTCGTCGCCGACCGAGCGCATCGCCGAGTTCGAGATGACGGTCACCGGGAACACGTCGCACTTGTTGCCCGCGACGTCGCCGCCGTCCATCCAGACGATGTAGCCGACGGTGCCGCGGGGCAGCAGCACCCGCACGTCGACCGAGTCCGACGAGGCGTACATCGTCAACGAGCAGTCGTCCACACTGGTCCGGCCACCGATCTTGCTCGTGAACCGGGTGCCCAGGTCGGGGGTCTCGATCTCCTCGGAGGTGACCGTCCAGCCCTCCTGGTCGCCGACGTCGTCGGACAGGTCGGTTCCGGCGTTGAGTTCGGACCGGGTCACGGACGTCTTGGTGGCGATCGTCGGGACCCAGTAGACCTTCGTGACCTCGGGGTCGAAGTAACGAACAGCGGGAGTGATCTTCGGGGGGGCCATCGGTTACTCCTCGGTGACGGCGGGCTGGTCCGACCCCTGGGGAGCGGGGGTCGGGCCGGTGGACTGCTGACGGGACTGACGGGGCTTCCGGGTCTGCTCGGGGGTCTGCTCGGGGTTCTGGATGGCGTCCTTGACGGCGTCGGCCTGGGCCTGGTCGTCCTCGGTACGCACGCCCTCGGCGTCGGTCGCGGCGTCGGCCTGGGCCTGCGCGGAGCGCTCGGCGTGCTCGGTGGCCTCGGCGACGCGCTGCTCGGCGCGCTCCTGCTGGCGCTGCTCGCTGACCTCGGCGTCCACCGGGGACCAGCCGGAGGCCATGTGGAACGGGACCGCGTCCTGGGCCACCCAGATCGACTGGCCGGGCAGCTCGGGGTTCTCCATCTCGACCTTGGCCATCGCGATCACGCCTGCAGCACGGCGAAGGTCACCGAGGTCGTGCCCGACCAGGTGATCGACGCGAGGCCGTCGGCGGGGTCCCGGTAGATCGAGGCGGGGACCTTGATGAAGCGCTCGCCGGTGGTCGCCGGGACCGAGACGGTGCGGTCGGTGATCGCCAGCGAGTCGACGGTGCCCGGGGTGACCAGGGTGACCGTGACCGGGGAGCCGCCGCCGTTCTTGACGTGCAGGAAGCAGCTCTCCGAGGGGGCGACCTTGTCGCCTCCCGCGGAGGCCGCGTGGTAGGTCGCAGCGAGACCGTCGGTGTCGACGCTCTCGGTGGCGCGTGTGGCCATGAGCCCTCCCAGGGCTGAGGTGAACAGGAAGGTCCGCTGAGAGGTCAGCGGTGCGCGTCGATGCGGACGCGGAACTCGACGACGGCGACTGCACCGGCGTCCAGGCGGGGGAGGTAGTTCGTGCTCGTCAGGTCGGCGCGCATCACCAGCCCGCCGAGGGTCCGGTCGTCGGCGACCACCTGGCGGGCCCAGGCGACCAGCTCGAACACCCGGGTCGTGATGCGCTGCATGGCCTGCGGGTCGGCGTCGCCGGTGCGGACGTGGGCGATGCTGACGACGTCGAAGGCGTGCGCGCGCTTCGCGCCGAGCCCGGCCCGGGTGGAGGTCTGCTCGACCGCGTCGACGTCGCCGGTGGACACGCCGACGGCGAACAGCTCCGGCTCCAGCCACTCGCGGGACGGGCCGAGGATGGTCTGCACGCCGAGGCGGCCGAATCGCTCGGTGAGCGCGTCGAGCACCTCGGGGATCAGCTCGGCCATTACGCGACAACCGGCGGGCGGGCGCCGAGCAGCTGCTCCGCGCGCCGGGGGATGGCGTAGCCCTGCCCGGAGGGCGCGAACGCCTGCACGTCCCCGGCGAGGTTGACCTGCTGGCCGACGGTGGCGTTGCGCTGGGTCTCGAACAGGTGCGCGGCGATGATCGCGGCGGCGCCGAGGTAGTTCTCCGGCACCTCCCGGTACCCGGCCGTGTACACGATCTCGACGTCGCCGGTGGTGGTGACCAGCACCTCCCCGAGCGCCGCGTCCACCACAGTCGCGCCGCTCGGGGAGGACACCGCCAGCACGGGGCGCTTGGACAGCAGCACCCGCGGGCCGGTGCGGGTCTCGGTGACGCTGCGGCGGGCGATCGTCTCGCCGGTGTGGCGCTCCACCACGCGGGTGGCGGCGGCGATCCAGCCCCGCAGCTCCTCGTCGTCCACAGTGGCTGCGGACATGTTCAGGTGTGCCTTCACCGCGGCCAGGCTGACCAGCTGCAGGTCCGCCGCCGAGCGCACGTTGAACACGTCGGAGTAGGCGCGGACGAACGCGCCGGTCGCGGCCCACCGGAACCGGTGCAGCCCGGCCTGGGTGGGGGTGTAGGTCGCGGTGTAGCGGCCCACCCCGGGGGCGGAGACGGTCGGCGTCGCGGACGTGCCGTCCGGCAGCTCCACGGTCAGCGTGACCGTGGCGGCGCCGGGCAGCTCGAACGCGAACTCGACCGGGTCACCGACGTCGTACATGGCTCACCCCCGGTCGTGGTGGCGATGCCCGACCCGGAGTTGCCCAGGTCGGGCGCGGATGGTTCGCTTCCGGGGACGTCGAGGGGCCCGGTCCTGGGGAGCGGGATCGGACCCCTCGACTGACCTTCGGATCAGGTGACCGGCGCGCCGGAGCCCTGGGTCATCAGGATCGCGGCCAGGGTGGTGCCACCGGTGGTGGCGCTGGCGGTCGTGACCGATGCCCGCAGGTACCGCTTCGAGCCGATGTACGCCTGACGCTGGACGGTGTTCGCCTGCGCCGTCGTGATCGGCGTGAGCGTGCCCTGCAGGTCGCCCGCGGCCACCGCCGCCCAGCCGGTGCTGCCGTCGTCGGACTCCTGCAGGGTCACCGTGTGCGTGCCATCGGTGATCGCAGCAGCGAAGACGAGCATCATGGCGGTCCGGAAGTTGTTCCCGGTACCGGCCATGTCCACGGCCGACCCGTTGACCGTGCCGTTGGTCCGCAGCCCGGCGTTGAGGGACATCCGGACCGCGGTGTCGTCGTACATGGAGTCACGCATGATCAGTCCTCTCCTCGGCGCGCGGCCTTGGCACGGGTGATCTGGCGCCGCTCACCGGGCACCGAGGTGGCGGTCTCCATCGGCTCCGGCCGCGCCTGCCGGTCGGTGACCGCGTCCTCGGCCTGCTCGAAGAACGACTCGTGGCCCTTGACCCACGGGTGGTCGTTCTCGAACAGCTCGCCCGGGGTGACGACCACCGGAACACCCGCGTGGTCGAACGAGAAGCCCTCCCGGGCGCGCAGCACCACGGCTCACGCCTCCCGGTCGGACTTGTCGGTCTTGTCCGAGTCGTCGCGGTCGGCGCGCTCCTGACGACGCCCGGCCAGGACCTCCCGGGTGTGCTCGAACTGCTCCTTCACGCCGGGGCCGTCGACGTGCTGCGGCTTGTCCGCGTACGCCTCCTCGCCCGGCAGCTCCGAGGCCTGCCGGTTGTCCAGGCGCGCGTCGGCGCCCTCGACACCGGGCACCGAGGTGCGCAGCCGGTGCAGCTGGTCCATCTCGGACTTGATGTCGTCGCCGCCGTGGGTGCGGTCGTAGGAGGTCGAACCGGGCGAGACCCGGCCCGCGTCGGCGCCGCTGCTAGCGCTCTGCGAGCCGGAGCGCTGCGGGCGGGCCGCCGAGGTCCGCGCGCCCTGGGGGCCCTGGCCACCGGGGGCGTTGGTCTGAGCCGCAGAGTTGTCCTTCGGCTCGTTCGGCTGGGACATGTCGATCACTGCCTTTCGTGAAGAGGTGTGCCCCACGCCAGCGGCCCCGCCTCCACGGGGGAGAAGCGGGGCCGCTGAACGGGGGATCGAGCGTCTACGTGATGATCTCGGGAGAGACGTCGCCGTAGCGCTCGATGATCTCCCGTGCGTACGCCAGCTTGTCCGCAACACGCTGACCTGCTGGCTGGAACGACGACCACAGTTCGAGGTTCTCGATCGAGTTGTCGGCCCGATCGCCGTTCTTGTGGTGCGGGTTCTCGTCGCCCTCCAGCGGGCGGCCGAGCGCCTCGGCCATCACAACCCGGTGCTGCATCTGGGTCTCGCCGTTGAGCCAGCGCCAGACGTAACCGTCTGAGTTGACCCGCCACTCGCCAGGACGATGGCGAGATTCCGCCTCGCCCGGGTCGCCGGACCTCTTGACTCGTTCGAGGTGCATGGCGCAGTACCCGCGCGCGCGGCGCGCCTTGTCGCAACCCTCGACGCTGCACCTCGGAGTGTCCGACCGCTTGTGAACCGGCTGCCAGTCGGCGGGACGTCTCGCCCTGCTAACGCGGTCCTTGCAGGCGCGCGAGCAGTGATGCCGTCGAGACCCCCAGCGGCGCTGCTGAAAGGTGTTCGTGCAGCCGGGCGCCTCGCACGTCGTGACCTCGTCTGTGTACTGCACCAGCGGTGTGGGCTCGCGCCCGCGCTGGACTTGCTCGTAGTGCCCGCGACAGTAGCCGCGGGCGTAGTGGCGAGCAGAGCAGTAGTCGAGTGAGCAGGTCCGGGTAACCGTGGGGGCATGATGCGTCGCAGCCATGCCCCCACGGTATCACGTACTGGTGCGTACTACGTAACGTTGAGCATGCGGAACGCGGAGAGGTTCACGGTACCGGCACCGGTCCGGTAGTACGCGTACCAGCCGCGCTGACCCGTCGGGCGGCCGAAGCCGGAGCCCGCGGTCGTCTGCTGGAACAGGTGCGGGATGAACTCCACCGTCATGCCGATCCGGTCGGCGATGATGTAGTTCGAGAAGTCGCCGAACACCGCCATGTAGTTCTCCTGGGTGGCGTTGATGACGCCATCCATGTCCTCGGCCTCGTAGATCGGCTTGCCGAGCAGCATCGCCGGGCGGTCCTCGCCCAGCTGAGCCCACAGGCTGGAGCCGCCCGCGGTGTCGAACTGGCGCGCCCGGTTGTAGAAGGCGTTCGTCGCCAGCCAGGAGGCGTTGGAGCGGTAGCGGGCCGGGAGCGAGCCCTGCACGTTGTACAGGTCCGCGACCGCCAGGGTGTCCGCGGTGGCGGAGGTGACGATCGAGCCGGAGCCCACGAGGCTCGTGACGATGCCGGTCGGCTGGCCGGAGCCGGAGCCGACGGCGAACGCGGCCGCCTCCAGGATCTCGCGGCCCTCGGAGAGCAGCTTCGCGACCTCCTGGGCACCGTTGGCCATGTCCTGCAGCGCCTCGATGCTGACCGGCACGAACCCGGCGGCCTTGTAGACCGGGATGCTCGGCTGCGCGAACGTGGGCGTGTCGTCGGAGACCTGAGTGGCCTCCGCGTCCCAGCTCCAGCTCACCGCACCGGCGGTGACGCCGTTCCAGGTGTCACCGGTGGCGACGACCTGGCGGGCGACCCGGCGGATGTCGTTCCGCGAGCCGTTCGCGGTGACGATCACCGTCGGATCCAACTGAAAGGGCACCAGGTAGCCACCGGCGGAGTCGGTGAGCGACATCGCGCGCACCTGCTCCAGGGCCCGCTGCTCGTCGGCGGTGATCTCGTGCAGCCGGTTCGTGGACGCCTTCGCGAACGCCCGCAGGTAGGCCGGGGACGAACCGAGCAGCGCCACCCGGGCCAGGGTCGCGTCCTTGTCGTCGAAGCGCTCGACGATGCCGGTCGCGGCCTCGCGGATCCGGTCGGTCGAGGACGGCATCTTCGAGATGGCGTCCGTCGCGCGGGCCCGCAGCTCGGCGTTGACCTCCTCCTGGGAGCGGCCGAAGGTCCGCATCTCGGAGAGGTCCCACGGGTTGCGGAACCGGCAGTCCTCGATCGAGTCCGGCTCCAGCAGCGCGTCCCGGTCGTAGGAGTCGCTGTTGCCCACCGCGCCGCGCTCGACGCGCAGGTGGCGGGTGGCGGACACGCCCGCCGACGCCGAGCGGACCCGGGCCAGCTCAGCCTGGCGCTCCAGGTGCTTGCGGTGGGCGTCGACCTTGTCGAACTCCTGGCCCAGCTCGCGGAAGTAGTCGTCGTCCTCGGTGTTGGGGTTCTCCAGCTCGGCGAGCTGGGACATGATCTCGCGGATCTCGTTGAGGCGGTTCACCGACTGCGTGTGCGTCATCCGCAGCTCGGTGCTCTCCTCGTTCTTCTCGTCGGGCATGACCCGGTTCTCCTTCAGTCAGTAGTCGGAATGGCCAGCAGCCGGTCGCGGTAGGCCCGGTAGGACGCGCGGATCTGTTCGCGGCGCTCCTTCGGGCTGACCGGCCTGCTGGAAACCGAGTGCTGACCGGCCGAGGGGTCGGCCGCGGGCGGCGCGGAGTGGGGCTCCGGGTGCTCGTCGGCGGACCGCTCGGTGGTGTGCGGCTCGGTGATGTCGGGCGACTCGGGGGCGTCGTCCGGTGCCGCCGCGTCCGCGGCGGGGTCTGCGGAGGAGTCGCGGTCGGCGATGGCCACCAGTCGGGCCAGGCGCGCGATCTCCAGGGGGTTGTGGTCCTTCAGGCGGCCGAGGTCGAGGGTGACCACGCGGGCGCCGTCGTCGCGGGTGCGGACACCGACCTCGGTGTCGGAGTAGGCGGGCCACACGACGGGGCCGACCTCGCTGACCCGGACCTCCTTCAGCGTGCGGCGCAGCGGGCCGCGATCGCCGGGGCCGCGCCAGAGCAGGTCGAACAGCTCGTCTTCCTTGATCAGCTTCTGGTCCTTGTCGCGCCACTCCTCGCGCACGACCGAGAACCGGAAGCTCATCCCGGACACGCCGCCGTCGGCGATGGCGTCGCGGAAGGGCTGGACCAGCCAGTTGTCCGAGAGCCGCCCGACGACGTGCAGGCCGCGGGCGTCCTCCTCGACGGTGGTGTAGCGACCCATCGGCACCGACCCGAGCAGCGGGTGGCGGCCGTGGTCGAACTGCATGATCGGAGTGCGCTCGCGCAGCGACTTCTTGAACGCGCCGGGAGCGATGACCTCCTCGAAGGTCCCCTCCCAGGAGTTGATCTCGGTGACGCTGTTGAACAGCGCGCCGTAGCCCTCGATCGTCAGGCCGTCGTCCTCGTCGGACTCGGCGCGAGTCAGGGTGAAGGCCGCAGAACGGCACAGGTCGGCCCGGTAGATCTCGTTCGGCATCAGTCTCTCCTCTGCCCCGTCAGCTGGGGATCACGGGCGCGGGAATCACGGGCAGACTCTCCGACCGCTTCGCGGGTGTCGGCTTCGGCGCGGGCTTCGGTGCGGGCTTCGCGGGTGTCGGCTTCGCCCCGTTCGGGGTGGGCTTCGCCGGTTCGGTGGGCTTCGCCGGGTTCTTCTCGGCGCCGGGCGGCAGCAGCTGCACGCTCACCAGCCCGGAGTGATCGAGTAGCGTCCAGTCCGCGGCACCGGCGGCCATGAACCGCGACACCGACTCGGGGGTGTAGCCGCCGTCGACGAGGGTCCGCACCGTGCGGGCCTGGGTCTCGGCGATCTCCGCGGCGTCCTTGGAGTCCTCACGCAGGAACGGCACGTCACGGGTGTCGAACCACAGCCGGGCCCCGCCGGGCGCCTTGCGGATCTGCTCCAGCGACCCGGCGGCGTTGCCCCACAGCGGGTGCATCGTGCCGTCGGCGAACCGGCGGCGGGCCTGGGCGTAGTTCGAGTAGGTCGCGGCCTGCAGCCCCTCGGAGAGCCCCACGATGATCGGGGGGACCCCGGCGGCCGCGGCGATGCGGGTCTCGCCGTGTCCCTGGGTGGCGGAGAACTCCAGCTGGGCGAAGTTCGCGCCCACCACCACCGGGTCGGCGCCGCCGCCCAGGTGCATCGTGCGGTAGGCGTTGTCGGCTCCGGCGTGGCGCTCGTCGAGGAACGCGGCGAACTGCTCCAGCTGCTCCTTGGTCACCGCCGGGTCGTGCTTGACCACCAGGTTCGGGGTGGCGGCGTGCTCCAGGAAGCGGCGCTTGTGCCGGATCATCAGGTCGTCCGCGGTCACTTCCTTGATCACCGGGGTGAGCCAGGACATGCCCCGGTAGGAGGCCAGCGGGTCCGGGGTCGGCGCGAAATGCGCGACGTCGGAGTAGAGCAGCGGCACCGGCTCGGACTCGCCGCGGCCGCCTTCGTGGTAGAGGAAGCCCAGCTTGCGCCAGCCCATCACCTGTGGGCCGCGGTCCGGGCCGCCGGTGGGGCGGGGCGGCCCGACGACCCGGGGCTCGCAGACGATGTCCACCCAGTCCGGGCGCAGCCGGATCAGCTCGCCCTCGTAGAGCGTCCAGTAGCTGTTCCCGGCCAGGTCCGCGTCGACGATCATCCGGGCCAGTAGGTCCTGGGTGGTGCCGCCCTCCCAGGGCCGCTCCAGCACCCCGAGGCTCGGGTCCCCGAACAGCTCGCTGGGCCGTCCCGCGCGCAGCGCCTGGTACTGGAAGCGCGCCGCGGAGAACACCGACAGCCGGGCCGCCATGCACGCGAAGATCACGCTGGAGGACCCGAACATCTGGGAGGCCATCCCGACGAAGTCGCCCTGGATGCGCTCCGCGGCCTGGTGACCCATCGTCGTCACGAACGGGTCGGAAGTGGCGCCCAGCGGGTAGTAGTTGCCGTTGAACCCGAAGGTGTTCACCGCGGACAGGTAGTCCTCGACGGTGGAGATGGACCGGGTGTCGTCGGCCTGGCCGAGCAGACGCTGCAGGAGGTTCACGTACGGGACCCCCTACCGGTCGGGACGGGACGGACGGGCGCGAGCAGGCACAGCGCGGCCAGCGCGCCGCCGCCGAGGATCAGCAGCGCGGCCAGCCCGAACAGCACCCCCCACAGCAGGGTCGCCAGTAGGAACACCCCGCCCAGCACGAGCAGGCCACCGAGCACCAGCCCGGCGGCGGCCAGGGCGGGGGTCACCGGCTGAACACCACGATCGGTTCGATGCTGCGGACCTCCAGGGCGCCGTCCTCGATGGCCAGCCCCCGGCCGAAGGTCGCGAGGATCCCCGCCACGAAGTCGTCGATGAGGGCACCTCGCCGCTTCTTCACGATCCGCTTGTAGTGGTCGCTGACCAGGGGGCCGTCGTCGCGGGGGGCCTTGCGCTTGCCGTAGGCGACGGCCGCGTTCAGGGCGTGCTCGGTGCCGGTCGGGTCGCCGTCGTGGGTGAACTCGCCCTCGCCGTGGCGGTAGGCGGTCTCCCACAGGTCGATCGCCTCGTCCATGCGGTGCTCGGAGTTCGTGGGGAAGTCCACGACCAGCGGCTTGCCCGCCTTGTTCTGCGGGTACTTCCCGGCGAGCCGGTCGAGCACGGTCTGCCAGTGGTACGGGTCGGCGACCATGTGCCACACCTCGTAGGCACTCATCGCGTCGACCATCGCCTGGTAGACCAGGTCCTCCGGGACCTTCCCGCCGTAGTCGGCGGGGCTCCAGATCCCGATCCGGAACCAGCGGCCGTCCGAGATCCGGCAGGCCTTCAGCGTGGTCGAGTCCCGGCGGCGGCTGCCGTCGAAGCCGAGCGCGATCGGGGTGCCCGCGGCCAGCTTCTCGCCGGGGCGGGCCAGTGCCGCCCAGCGGGTCGCGTCGACCGCGTCCCGCTCGCCGACGGTGACCTCGTCGAGGTAGTAGCGCCGCGACTCGGACTCGCCGGTGGCGGGGTCGCGGATCAGGGCGAGGATGTCGTCGGTGTCGACCCAGCCGCCGCGCTTGCGGCCGGAGTCCCCGTACTTGATCTCGATCCGCTCGCGGACGATCTCGTCGTCCTCGAACTCCACGTTGGACAGCCGGGGCAGCTCGGGGGCGACGTGATCGAGGTGCACGCCGGGCGCGTTCGCCTCGGCCTGCTGCTGGGCGGCGGAACGCTGCGACGGGTCCCAGGCGTTGGTGACCTCACCCCAGGTGCCGCCCATGCCGCCGAGGTTGCGCTTCATGGCCCGGCTCATCTCCAGGCCGCCGCCGGACTCCAGCATCAGGTGCGGCTCGGTGAACGACGCGAAGTTGATCGGGTTGCCGAGGCGGGACTTCGCGCTCGCGGTGACCGGCTCGATCCAGCCGTCCCCGTTCGGCAGCTTGATCCGGGTCTCGCCGATGTCCAGGCCGGGCAGGCTCGCCAGTGGCCCCTCGGAGAGCATCCGGAACAGCGGCCGGAACGTGTTGTCGGTGGCGTCGTCGGAGACCCCGGCGATCTGCACCCACGGTGTGTCCACCGGACGGCCGACCGGCTGGCCATCGGCGTCCCAGCCGTCGAACTGCACCGGGCCGAGCCCGTGCGCGGCGCAGCGGGCGGCGTAGAGCGGGTCCTTGCCCCACTTCTGCGGGCGCCGCAGCTGGGCGCCGTAGTAGAGCAGCCCGTCGCGGGGGCGCGGGTACTTCGGGTGCGGCTCGGCGTCCGGGCGCAGCCGGTAGCAGTGCAGCAGGTGCCGGGCCTGCTCGTCGGTGGGCACGTAGGGCGCGCCGCGCTGCGGCCCGTCCGGGATGACCAGGTGGTCTTCCATCCACTGGATCAGCTCCCACCCGAGGGTGGGCCACTCGCCGGGTTCCGACGGACGGAACGGCACCGGTCAGTCCCTCGCGGGCCAGTGCCAGGTGCCGCCCTCGTGGCCGTAGCCGGTGCACAGGTCCCAGCCGGGGCCGTCGGGGCGGCCCGAGTCGTAGCCGACGCCGTTCGTCTCCAGGCGCAGGTGGAAGGCCCCGGAGGGGCTGATCACGAACAGCCCGAGGTGGCCGCCGCGGTCCAGGCCGACCTCGCCGACCTCGGTGACCAGCGCGGCCCAGCAGGCGACCCGGTCGCTCTGCTCAGGACGCGGCACGTAGTGCACGATCCGCCCGATCATCCGGTGCCCTCCTGGTCGTCGACGGCCTTCAGCGAGCGGCGACGCTTCGCCCCGCTGCTGGTGGCCTGCTCGGTGCGGACCTTCGCGACCTCGTCCTCGGTGATCTCCCAGCGCAGCCGCAGCAGCGCCATCGGGGTCAGGCCGAGCCGGTCGGAGAGCTGGCGGGCCTCCTGGGCGGCGTCCTTGTCGCACTGCTCGGCGCGGATCTGCCAGCGCACGAACTGGGCGACGATGCGGTGCCAGCCGAGGCGCTCCCAGGCGACCGCCTGGGGGGTTGTCCACAGCTCTGTCCACATCTGTGACTCGCGCTCGTTGTAGAGCGTGATCTCCGCGGAGAGGATCTCGGCGTTCTCGCGCAGCTTCCACAGCTTGCGCTCGGCGGCCTTCGCGGTGGGCTGGTCGTCGGAGTTCGCGAGCAGCGCCTGCTCGTCGATCATCCGGTTGAGCCGCTCCAGCTTCACCGTCTCGGCGACGGAGGCGTCCAGCGGCCACGGCGGGGCGGGCTCCTGGCGGCCACCGGCGGGCAGCTTGGTCATCGCGACGGTGGCGTTGGTGCGGCGTCGCTGGCCTTCAGGCTTCGGCGGCGGTCCGTTACCGGGCATAAGAATGATCACCTAGTCCCCTGGTGAAGCCAGTCAGGCTGGTTACCCGACTGTCGGTCTGATAGACTGTCCGCATGACCAGTCCGTCGTTGACCTTGAATGATCTGCAGCAGCTCGTGGAGCCCGACGAGATCCTGCGTGGCACGTCGGCCTACCTGGAGCGCCTGAGGGAGTGCGAGGCCGAAGCGCACAGGCTGCGCCGGATCGCCTACCGATCCCTGGCCGCCGAGTACGGCAGCCCGCACAAGGCGGCCAAGGCCGCCGGGGTCAGCGTCACCACCATCAAGAACGCCCTACTGAGGGCCGACTGATGGAGACCACCATCGGCGGGACGCTGATCATCGACGGGGTCGCCCTGCACGCCCTGGACCTGGAGCACGTCGCCCCCGAGAAGGTGACCCTGGACTGCCAGGTCCCGGACGACGACTGGAAAGACACCGACACCGCCGGGCACACGCACCGGTGGTGGCGCAGCCCGAAGGTCGAGGATCCGCAGCTGCCGACGCTGACCGAAACGGTCGAGCACCGGGACTGCGACGGGGGCTGCGGCGACGAGGGCTGCGAGGGCTACACGATCTCTGTCTGGCGCTGCATCGCCTGCGACGAGCAGGTCAAGCCCGGGTTCCGCCTCGGCACGACCACCGTCGAGACGACCTCCGCGCACTGGGAGATCGAGACCGTCGAGGACGGCTGCACCGGCCCTGTCCAGGTGGACCGCACCCGCCGGGCTGCGACCGTCTCCTGGCCGTCCGGTCCCGGTCAGATGGCCACGATGACCGGCGAGGCTGTCGAGGTGAACCGGGTCGTCGAGCGGCACGTAGCCAACCCGGTCCGGATGCTGCGCACTTTCCACTTCATGGAGGCGACATGACCGACTACGACGACGAGCAGCCCACGTCCTGGCTGGAACTGGCCGACGAGTTCGCCGGGCTCGCGGACGGCATCGACCAGGAGATGCGCAGGCGGTACTTCGCCCGCGAGGACCCGAACCTGTACCAGATCGGCACCTCGAACGGCTACCGCACGGCGGCGGAGCGGATCCGCTACCTGCTGCCCCGGCTGACCTCCGGGCCGGACCCGTGGGACATTCCGTCGCTGCAGATCGGTGACGTGGAGGTCCGGAGCGCGAAGTCGCCCAGCGAGGTAGCGGAGGATCTCCGGCGCGCGCTCGGCGAGTACAAGCACGACGACTGCGCGACGTGCGGCACGAAGGTGGAGGGCAATCCGGATCTGGTGGACATCCCGCCGCTGGATCC